AGTTTCAGTCGCAGAAGTAATAGCAGTGATATGACCAAATGTATCAAGAGTAATATCTTGAATATAAGTTCTACCACTATTATTTACTGATGCCTGACTTGAAGTATCGGCATGACCAATTTTTAATACACCACTACCAGTACCAGGATCATGAACATCAAGTACAATACCAGTATTAAGTTCATCAATAAGAAGTACACCGTTGTTGGCAATATTAGGAGCATCTGAATTCGTCCCAGATACGAGGCCACCGTCTAATGTCCAACCTGCAACTGACACAGTTCCGGTTGAAGCCGTAGCTCCAGTTACGTGACCATGAGTATCGAAGGTGAAGCCAATATCTTGGATAAATGTATTACCAGAATTATCCGATGCTAGATCCGCAACAGACGAAGTATCGCTATGTGCGATAGTAATAGTATCACCAACTCTTGTGGCATCGATCGATGTTCCACCAGTAAATGCTAAGGTATTACCATTAGTAATATCAGAAGTACCAGCCGTACCGTCTGCAGAGACCTTAAATTTATAATTATTAGCACCATCTTCAACATTCAAAATAGTTCTAGCAGTAGCTGCAGTTAATGATTGTGGGTCTCCAGCATTTGCGGTATTTCTACCAATAAATGTTTGACTAGCAATATCCTGCATCTTAGCAAAGGTAACTTTATTATTGCCGATAGTAGTTGAACCATCACCAACAGATGTTACATCACCACTATGATTAGGGTGAGAATAGTTGTTATATCGATCATCAAAGTCATCAGCGGCAATTGCAGTAATGTGACCTTTCGCATTAACAGTAATACCTTTAATGTATCTACCGTCTTCAGCACCAGTAGTACCATAAGTCGCGGCAGTAACTCCAGAATCATCATGAGTAAAGGTAAGAACATTACCGCTCGAAACTGTATGAGCAACACTCAAAGGAGCAGTTGCTTTAAAGTCGACTTTCTCTCCGCTTGTGACGTTATCTTTATCAACACCGTCGACAAACAATGACCAATTAGAATAATTGTCATATCGGCCGTCGAGGTCGCGGGTTCCAACCGCCGTAACGTGGCCATTCGAATCCACGGTAATATCTTCAACTACTACACCATTGTTATTACCGCCATAAGTTCCACTTAAAGTAGAAGTGTCGACGTGTGATACTCTAATAGCATCGTTCCCAGGATCAACATCAATATTGATTGCGTTACCACTAACAAATTTTGCAGTATCAGCATTATTATCTGCTACAATCGAACCGGTAGCAGACCAGTTGTATTCAGTATCAGTATCATCAACAGTAAAGGTCTTAAAGATATTCTGAGAAGAACCTCTATCAGTATTAGTAATACTAAAGGTTGTTCCATAAGCAGGGCCGGTTATGTCAGTATGATTAATATTCATACTAATACCAGAGCCAGCATCTTCATTCATCTTCCAGGTATTACCATTTGACATATTAACTGTAGTACCATCATCATCAACAATACCGATACTATCGAATGGTTTTGTGTTGGTAATAGTTAATACATCATCAGCACTAAAGTTCGAATCAATACCATTGCCTTCAGCAATTGTTAATGCATCGCCAGAAGTAATAGCATATGAGCTACCATCACCATCAACTATTGTCCATGCTACGTAATTATCGTATTCAGAAGGAACCGGGATGTTATAAAAGGTACTACCGTTATTTGTAAATGTCCAACGGTCGCTTGCTTCGTTCCATAGTAATGAAACATTCGTTCCAGTACCACGTTCAATCTCAACACCAGCATTCTCTGTAGGAGTAGCAGTAACATTATCATTTAGGACAATAATATTATCATCTACTGTTAGAGTTTCGGTATTAATATATGTCGCAGTACCGTTAACAGTAAGGTTACCACCAATAGTAACATTGCCAGTAGTTGCCATAGTTCCAGTAGCAACATGACCACCAGTAAGTGTGGCAGAAGCAGTTACGTTAGTAATAGAAATAGAAGGGTTGATAGCAAAATCAAAGTTTTGATTTGCAGAATCCCAAGTAACTGTCATATTAGTTTCGGTATTATTCGAAACAAGATCTTTGGCATTATAGAAAGTTACAACATCAGCAGTAGAAGCTACAGGAGTAGACTCGTTAGTAAGACCTACAAGTTGCCATCCTCTATGCGAGGTATTTGATGCACCAGTTCCGACTTTACCTTCATTCCATTGTAGCTTAGATTTAACCGCGGTTGCTACTGCAACACCAGTAATTTTAGATCGATCAACTTCAATGCCTTCGAGCGATGCGGTTGAAGCGAGCTCAATAAATGCAGTATCAAAGCTTAGAGTAGAACCTGCACCACCACCAATTAGCAATGTACCATCAATATCAAGGGTAGCACCGGATGGAATGGTAAAGACATTACCGGTTGTCATTTGGACGTCAGAGTTAATTGTCTGAGTAGTACTCGAGGCTAGGTTTAATTTTTCAGTGGCTAGTTCGTTAATACCATCCATAATAGTATCAGAATCAAACCAAGCATTAAACGCTTGAGCAGGCTCTACGCGAGTATTCAAAGTATCAATTTCAGTCTCTAGTTCAAGCATTGCTCCAACGACCGTATCAGCAGTAGTACCCATGTTGGCATCAGTAACATCACCAAGATCAACTCTCAATTCCCTGATTGCTGCTGAAATATTATTAGCATCTAGGCCAGTAAATGTCATATTACCGATATCAGTTTCGTGCTCATTGATTGCAGCTGCGAGGTCTTCAGCTGTAGTATTTAGGACTGTTGAAACACCGGTATAGGTGTTTAGTGTATCGATTTCAGTCTCAAGCTCTAGCATTGCTCCAACGACTGTAGCAGCAGTAGTACCCATATTGGCAGCAGTAACATCACCGAGGTCTGTCATCAATTCATTGATACCATCCATGATAGTATCAGAACCAAAGTTAGCATGGAAGGCTTGAGTGGGTTCAACTCTAGTATTCAGAGTATCAATTTCGGTTTCTAATTCAAGCATTGCGCCAGTTAAGTTTGACGCAGTAGTACCCATATTGGCAGCAGTAACGTCACCGATATCAATTCTTAATTCACGAATGGCAGCCGAGACGTCTAGAGCATCTAGACCAGTAAATGTCATATTACCGATATCAGTTTCGTGTTCATTCACTGCAGCAACAAGTGAACCCTTAGCAGCAGTAGTAAGTGAACTCTTATTACCAATATCCCCTTGGAGCTCATTCAAAGCTTCGACAAGAGAAGTATCATTTGTTACCAATGCATCAATTGCAGTGATATCACCGATTTCGGTATGTAATTTCTGGATTGCAGTAGATACGGTATCATTTGTTGTTGATACTGAAGAGAATTCAGTAGTATTACCGATTTCAGCATCAAGCTCATTTACGCCAGCAACAAGATTTGTTGCAGTAGTCGTAAGACTTTCAATAGTACCAATATCATCTGCTAGCTCATTTAAAGCTCTTATAGTATTATAATAGGCAAGCTTAATAATATCACCAGCATCAGCAGGTGAATGTAGTTCAATCATACTAGCATGATCTTGGTCAATGGTAGAATAAGTGTCCAAGTTAGCAGCAAGGACACGATTATTTGTATCGCCGCTTCCAACCTTAACCATTACAGAAGTACTAAAGGATCCCGAAGTTACTGATTTAATATGGATGGCAGTACTGCCTTCAACATATAGTATTTTACCAATAAATGTTTCAGATCCAAGTGTCCCCTGATAAATTGTAGCGCCTTCAACGAAGGATGCTGGAACTGTAGGGCTTCCAGTCAGGTTGATTCTTGAAACATAAGGAGGAAGGTGAAATCCAACAGTAGTTAAAGCCTGTGCACGTTCAACTCCATTCGTATATAGTTCTACATATCCAACTTCATAAGATTCGGCTATAAGAGAAGAGATATTAGAGGCAGCAATAGTAACATTAGTATCGCTAGTAAGTACTAATTCTTCAGCAGCATCGAACACGCCGGTGGATTGAGTAACTAAGATTTTTCTATCAGTAACAGCTACAATGGTTGCTTCCCAGGTTTTCGCAGCTAGGATACCTTGGAAAAGCTTTTCGCCAGCTACAATTGAAGCATCTAGTGCAGTATGATCGCCGGCCAGAATAATAGACCCTGCGGTATTATCTAAAGTTACTTCAGCAGCTAAGCCAATTGATAAGCCAGCATCGTAAAAATTAGTTTGATCTGCAGTTGCAGTAAAGTTTAAAATACTATCAGTAAAATCTGAATGCAGTTCATTCACCGCACCTAGATCATAAGAGATCTTATTTGTACGTTGTCTCCATTGCTCTAAGGTATTACCTCTAAGTACTGTAGTTTCTTTTGTATGAGCCATTTACATTCCACCAATAATTTGTTTTAACATGCTTTTAATTTCAGAGATATCGCTTTTAATGTTTTCAATTTCTCTATCTTTAGATGCATTAATCTCTTTTTGTTTTAACCGTGCTTCATAAGCAGATCTATTATTATTTATAACAGCTTTAGACGACAAATCCCTTTGAAGGTCTATATTATCTTTAATTTGTATATGTTTCATTAAATAGTCGCAATAGCTCTAAAGTCTTTAACAGTTGAAACGCTTGAACTATTTCTTGATCTCAATACTATCTTTATAGCAAATGCATCAAATGATAGTCCAGGAGAAATCGCATAATGAACATCAGAATAAACACCGTTGTTATTCGTAGGAATAACTTTATCAGATGTTGCTAAAGTCCAACCAATCAAGTCAAAGTCACTAGCACTGTCATCAGTCACTTTATAGTAAACATCAATGTTTGCACCATCAGGCTTGTTAGCATTAATGTACACATCAATTAGATCAGCTTCTTCGTTCAACTGAATTTTCTTAGTTATATATTTAGCTTTATTACTAGTACTTTGGGCAGCAGTTTCAGCAACTAATGTTCCGCGTGCACTATATTGAGCACTATTACCAGTCGCATCATTAACTCTATTCATAACAGTAATTGCTGAAGTCCTATTTAAATCAATTACAGGAGATAGGTTTTCAATACCGCCATTATTCAGTACACATCTTAGATTGAATGACTTACCAATACTTCTAGCCGTTTCATTTGTTCCAGATGCAATAACATATGGGACTGGAGTATACACATTAGAGTTAGCCAAGATTGCTTGCTCACTAACGTTATTATAGTTAACAACATTCGAAGAAGGATCTGTACATCCACCAGTTCTTGCACTAAGGAAGTAATCAATAGTTTGACCAGTGAACTCTAAGGTTGAAGCATTCACGTTCAATACGTTATAAATTTGGTTCTCAGTAGCTCTAATAGACACTCCACCAGCTCGTACGTTTAATGTAGTTGCTTGTGCTGGAGTTCCTACTGAACCAATCACGATGTGGTATGAATCAAGTTCAGTTTCACTAATCGTATGAGTACCATTAATCAATGAAGATGCAACACCATTGATTGTTCCTGTAGCTCCACTAATTGTGACAGAGTGCTCACTTGTAGAGTTATCAGGATTGTACATACCATGGTTTCTATGAATAACCTTAATCTTACAAGTTGTAGCCGAAGGATTAGCAACGAATTCAAACGGATCAGCCGATAATCTACGAGCCGGAATGATATCATTAGTCAAGTTAATCTCAGCAGAAGATCCAGTAAATGAAGCTCTTTTCAGTTTAAACTTAAGATCTTTAGTTTGCTCCGGAGTCCAGGTAGAGGCATTAGCAGAAGTAAAGAACACGCCATCAAATGGTTGTTTAATAATTCTGTATGTAGTATTAGTAAGGTCAAATCCACCAGTCTCAGCAACAAATACTTTATATTTGTCAGAGTTACTAATGAGGACCATTGCGTATTCTACACCTTCTTGTAAATATACAGGATATTGCCAGTTGATAGTAGTAGCAACCGATGCATCAGTCGATGTAGTGATTGATGCCGGATATACGACAGCAGAGGCTCCAGGAATCTCTCTTTGGGTCGGAGTACCGTTTTCAACTTCACGAATAGATACCAAAACCGGTACACCACCAGCCGCAGGTTTTCCTTCAAAGAAGAGGTCCAGTGCAGTAGTAAATACTCCGCCCTTAGTTTTAATTACGAAGGTTTCGGCCAATGGATCATAGTACTTAACAAGATCATGTCGAGTAGTGCGTTCAGTCTTTGTAATAGTAGTACTATCAGTAACCTGAGTTCTTGAAAGTCTAGGAACTTTAGTAGCAACAATCGTTTTCTGTACGGTCTCAAGAATACCTTGAGCATGGAAGTTTCCAGAAGCCTTAGTAGATGAATCATCATCGACATTAGTATTAGAATCCGTAAGTTTAAATTCACGATTACCAGTCTTAAACTTAAGCACAGAGTTCCTTGGGATAATAAATGATCCCTCAACCTTACCAGATGCATCAGTAATCAAACTAGATGATCCGTCAGGGTGAACAGTAGTTCCCTCATAGGTATCAAAGGCTGCACCATCAGTAAACTCAACAAAGGTCTTTTGTTTAGCATAATTTGAAATATCAGTTCCATTAAAGAATGGCCAAACACGAGTATTAGGCTTAAGTAATTCAGCTTTAAAGAATACTTCTCTTGATCTCATGAATGGGATAAAGTTAACTTCGACGATATAGTTACCAATTTCTTTATATTGGATATCAGAAGTAACTTCTGTTCTTAAACCAGATCTCGTAGACTCACCAGTAAAGTTAGTAGTAGTTACAACCTTATTTACAACAGCGCGACCACCGCCTTTTCGCGTACCGGTCAATCTAGAACCTTCAGCTCCACCGACATTTAATCTGTCAGTAGTTACAGATGCAACAGAAGTGCCAGTCCAGTTCTGTTCCCACTCATTCCATACGGTACCAAGGATGCCATCGGCTTCAGCAAGAGCTACAAACTGATCATAGATTGAATTATCATCGATGATAATATCAGGTCTTTGGTCAACTTCTTTCCAGTTATCAGATTCAGGAGAGAGTTGTACAATACCTTCCCAGATAACAACATTGTATGGATTGACGAATTCAGCGTACGAAGAGTATGGTTGATCAATTTCAGTTACAGTTGTATATGGTAAGGTAATAATACCGCCAGATGCAGATTTAACCGCAGTACCAGTATCACCAACTTTACGAATGAGGTTAACATCACGCTCATCAAATTGTGGTCTTAGGATACCAGCAGATTTATCGATTGATACTCCATAATCTGGATGCGATCCATCACCAACGTTATGGCCATAGAATCCATCAACAACAAATCCATTTTTGAATCTTAGGGCACCCGCACCATCATACAATTGTGCATCTTGAGCAGATTTTTCGAGCAAAGATAAAGAAGTATAGTATTCAAGAGTTTTAATTCTCTTATCTAGCTTACCAATATCTCGCATAGTATATCGTTTGTTATCAACATTGATCGGAATAATATCACCAACATCGAATACATATGGATTAATTCTAATCGTATAAAGGTGTAAAGCCTCTGAGATATTTTCTGGTTCTTGAGGAACTGTAGCAGCTGCACCTTTAATTACTTTATACGTACCATCTTTTGACAAGAAGATCTTATCAATTCGTGGCATATAGAAAGTAATATCAGTAGATACCAATCCAACAGGTTGAATCATATCACCACGAGAAGCATTATCACCACTACTAAATTCAGATCCAGTGGTTGCGCCAGCTTCAGCCTTAGTAGGTCTAAAGTCAATACAATCACGAAGTTCCACTGTTCCCTCAGGAGTACTAAAAGTAGGAATGTTATCGTAATCCGGATATGAATCGACAGAGAAGTAGTCACCTTGGTTATGTTCAAAGTGGTCGAAAGTTACTACAAAGTTACCAGTAGGAAGAGTAGCACCACCGATGAGAGTAACACTACCATTTTCATAGTAACTAGTTCGTTGCCCGTTATCAACAATAAAGTTTGAGGTTACATCAGTACCATTCGAATCAACAATAGAAGTAACATTTAGGATATCGTATCTACCAAGGTTATATGTATTAGTTCCTGGAGAATATGAAATCGTAGAAGTTACGGCAGAACGTAAGGTTTTACTTCTAGGTAAAACATTTGTTTTCTTAATATTAAATACTGCGACAGGAGTATCACCGTTATAAGTACCAAGACCAGTAATCGTTACTGTACTTGTACCAACACCAGACACTTGGCTATCAGCAATGTTAATAGTTGTACCCGACGCGAATAATACGATATCATCGTCATCGTTTAATTGAGTACCAGAAGGCATAGTGAAGTTCGAAGATCCACTTGAAATAGTAGAACCAGTTCTTTTAATTCTTACGACATAATCAGCACTATGATCGTTACCATTGGTAAGAGTTTCAATAGCTTCGGCAGGTAGTTTATAAACCAATTGGTTATTACCAGCATCGAACCTAGTGCCAACATTCAATAGATCAGCCGAGAATCCAGTTGCAGTTTGAGCAGCTTTTGCAACAGATGCAAATACTTGACCAACATTCATTGAAATATCAAACAGGTATAATCTAAAGTGTGCAGGAGCAAAACTATCATACTCAAACCCACGTGCACGTGCAGTACCAATTACAGTACCACCAGTATTTTTAAGTTCAAGTGAAGTGAAGTCATTAACGTCTGGAATACCAATAGTTGAAGCTAATGTCAATTTGACATAGTTACCAAAACCAGTAGAAGTTGATACACCGGTGACTTGTTTCTTATCAGAAGTAGATCGAGGCTTGTCTAATTCAACATGTTCAGTAGAGATTTTTTGTACTCTATAACCTTCAACATAAGCAATTTCTGGATCAATACCGATCGCGATCTTAGTGGCATTACCACCTTGAGCTGCAGTAAGGTAACCGTTATTACCAGCTTCATCATTGAGGTGTTCTTTGATATCAAGGATGAATGGACCTAAAGCATAATTTCCAGATTCTTCTAAAGTTCGACGAGCAAGTCTAGCAGTAAGTTCAGTATCTAATTTGTCAGTATCAAGCTTACGAATAACACCATTCTCAATTGTCATAAGAAGAATGTAATTATCAACAGTTCTAGATGCAAGAGATAGTGGTTCTTTAATTAAAGTTGTAGAGATTGAATAACGATGTGCACCCGGGGCTGACTCGTTAGGAGTTCCCAATGCGTTATCTACCAATGAAACATCAGTAGCAGAAGTCACAATAGATTCAGTAATACTAAATCCAACAATGTAACTTGGAGTGTTTATATATTTGTCTAGAATAAGGGTTTCTGCCGGAACGTATACGAAGTTGCCAGAGATAAAGTATACACCTTCTTCAACGTGAATAGCTGAACCTTCACCGATAGGATTTAGGATAGTAGAAGATACTCCACCACCGATTGTTCCTGTTCGAACAATATCAGCATCAGAAGTAATAGTTTCACCTGCAACAAAAATCTTAGTTGCATTATCTGTACCGGTGCTAATATATTTTACATATAATGTAGCTGGATCAGAGGCAGTAGCAGCAACTACTTTTAATACTTCAGCCTGCACTCCATTAGTAGCACCAGTAATAGTTGTACCGAGGAATTCACTAGCATATGCAGAAACTGTATCTTCTAATTTAATATATGCATAATTAATATCTAAGGTAACTTTACCGCCAACTGCTCTAGAACCGTCTTGGAAGTTATATTGTCCAAGCTTATCGATTTGAGCTTGTAACGCAGTTTGCATTTGCGTAAGCTCACGGGCTTGTACAGAGACACCAGGGCGAAACTGAATCCGAAGATAATTTTTAGTTTCATCGAAGTCATCATAATATGGTGCAACATTATATTTTTTTACTTTGGATATAGTCATTTTATCTCTCTTGTGTCTCCAATGTTATAATTGTATTTATAACCAATTTTAGAATTCAACAATCATTTTAAGATCTTCAATCTGCGAAAGACTGCGGTTAATTGATTCTCTATTTTCTAAGAATAGAAGTTCACCACTAGTCAAATCCATTTCGCCATTCACAGAAGGAGTAGCTTCAAGCACTGCTGATCCACCGTTAATAGAAGACGTTACGGCTTCCGATCCTTGGAAAGCTGTATAACCAGTTTTACTATTTTGTGTATAATAGATTCTACCAAGCGAAGTATCAACATTAGCAATCAAAGCTTTCGCATTAGATGTTCCACCAACAATAACTTCATCAACATTGATTGTACCAGTAATACCAGCTGAAGTAATATCAAGATACTTCAATGGATTAATCGTTGCAGAAGTAATAAGTGATCCGCCTAAGGTAGGATTTTTAATAAGTGTAACTTGCCTAAAGTCATTATCAACAGTAATATCTTGACCTTCAAGACCGTCAAGTGTAGTATTAATACCGACAAAGAATGCTCCAAGCTCACCACGAGGATCTGTACCATGACCGCCCTTCGGAGCAATAACACATCGGGCAGATGCGTCACCGCTTGAGAAAGCGATATGAGCTACAGTATATCCAGTTCCTTTATTTGTAACAGTAATGTTATTTACTACACCACCTGAAATAGTACAAGTTGCAGTAGCACCAGTACCGTCACCGGTAATAGTAATAGTAGGAGCAGAACTGTAACCAGTTGAACCATCTACGATCTCAATTCTTTCAATGCCGGCAGCGGCGGCAGAAGCTCGAGAAGCTTTTTGGTTCAGATATTGTGCGTAATCTGCTTCGGACAATGCAGCTTCGGCGGCAGCATCATCAACAAAGTCTTCAGATACGGACTTTACTGGAACGTAAGAAGTTGTTAAGAATTTTTCAGCATCAGCAACAGCCAAAGTGTACATATACTTCCAAGTATAACCATCAGCTTCGGCCAAAGGAGATATTTGAGTTTGAGTTGGTTTAATTGTTGAACCAGATGTTCCTGCAACAATACACTTATAGACTTTAAATTCGTCAGTGATAATATAGAAAGATTTGTCATAGATATCAGAATCATCAGAATCCCAAGGAGTATATGTACTGCCTAATGCCCAATTATATCGTGGGATTACGTGAGAAACATCAGCGGTGGTGATCTTTTTGAGACCAATAAGATTTTGCTTAGCTTCGTTCGCGTGATCGAAATTGTCATAAGGTACAAATGGGATAGTGTCTGTGAGATCACTAAGTGAATTTGACCATGCATCTGGTTTGCCGATACCAAGATACAGTGAGACTCCCGATTGCCCAACTTCTTCTTTGAAGTTAAATGCATTCAAGACTCTAAATTGAGTTGAAATAATTGCTGCCATAATTTTTGCCCTGTTATAAAGTTATTCTATATAAATAAATGAACTTGTATTACTATTATTTATAGAGTTTGCATTAATGCTTTCGATGGTTTGCCCATTAAATTTATATATGGGATACCCACCATTGAATAGTTTTTCGGATTCGAAGGTTCCTGTTCCTTTTCTAGCAAAGTATCCATTTGATGGGATAGTCCTTGATAGGTTGTCCAAATGATTCAATGCCAATATTAATACTGGCCTCATATCTTTGGCTCTGTACTCATTTGATGTTGAACTTGATACCTTAACTTTTGGATCGAGCACATATCCAAATCCAGGTTCTGTTATATTTATACCAGTAATTTCACCTTCACTATCTAGTATAACTTCAGCTGTTGCAGTGATATTTGTCGCTAATGGTAATCCATCTTCGCCCTTAGATGTTGGCGCATCAAACGTAATGATTGGTGCTATCTTATAAATCTTATTTGCAAGATTTCGTAAGTAAACTTCTTCTAGCTGGCCAGCCAATGGATTAGCTGCAACAGTCGCAAACGCGTTAGTATAACCAGAACCACCGTTATCAATCGTTATTGATTCGATCTGACCATGTTCGTCTAATACTGCAGTCGCTGCTGCACCAGATCCGCCTGTAGCATCAACAATAGTAATTGCTGGTACAGTTTGATAACCATATCCGCCGTCCGCAACTTCAATTGATGTCACTACACCAGCGGTTGATGTCGTAGATAGGTACGCTGACTTATCGATCTTAGCAGCAAATGTAGGCATAAACATTGATGCAAACATTTCAACAAGTACCGGTAGATCTTCAGCGCCAATCAATCCTGGTTGTTCACCTGGCATAGACGACAATGTAAATCGACCTGTTCTTGGATATACTCCATTAGTATTTTTGATACTATCGCCAAGAGCCTTACGGACCAGATCAGTAATAATAAGAATTTCACCAAAGAATATAAATCCAGATGGATGAACTAGTTTACTAAATGTGTCTTTCCACTCACTAATATTATGAGCTGACTTAATAACATACGAAAACTTTTGATAAAAATATGAATCATGAATCTTAATATTATCTGATACAAAACCTTTATGATCTAGATAACGATCTTGCGATTCATCCCAGTTACCAGAGGATGGAATAAGTGTCGACTCATACGGATATTCAACTTCAACAGTATCATTAAACAAAAGTCTAAAGAACGTTTCAATAGAATCTGCTGAACCTCTAATTTTATAATAATCTACAATGCGCTTATATAGAGTTCTTTTATTTACAGTAAGATTCTTTGGAATTGCAGCAGCAATTTCCCTTTGAATCATTGCTAAGTAATCCTCTGACGCATGATCGATATTCATAGCATCTTCAATACTATTTAAAATATACGAAGGTCCTGGACCAACCCAGTATTTAATTGGAGTAGTAAGTGTTACCTTTAAATTATTATATGCCGCCAATCCAGATATACGAATAGTCTTTCCGATTGGAGAAGTAGCCTCGGCTAACGACCCAGGTAGATTATTGCCATTAGAGATAAAAACGTTGCTAGAACTAATAGAAATGTTATTGCCATCTGCATCTTTCAATGTTGATTCTGAAAATTGATCGTCAGTAAAAAACTCATCATTAGTATTATCTGGATCTGAAATTCTAAACGTTGCAACACCGTTAATAACGATATCTTCTAAGGTATCGGTATCGGTATAGATGAATTCATCCATATTATTAAATCTATAATAAGCATCGAGTAGTTGCTTAATACCACGCTGCTTGGATCCACCATCCTCAGTATCGGCAAGAATCTCTGAAGGGATGAGTTGATCTACCCTAATGTCTTCTTTCGAGCGGCGCTTAGTAGAGCCAATAGACTCTACATATCCTTTAGAAAATGATTCCAAATTTCTCATATCTTATGATCTCATTCTAGAAGTTGTAGTATAGGATATAGTACCGGTAGATCCGGATAGAGCAATTCTATCTACAGAAGCGGTAACATTCAAACGAGTAGAATCAATATTGATCAGCTGATTACGCTTAGGTGCGATATCCAATGAGTCAGGCGTAATCATGATTCGAATCGTAGTAGCTGTAGTACAAGCGAATGAGTTCAATACGATTTTACCAGTATTAATATACACCGTACCACAATCGTTTAATACAATAATTTTAATACCGTTAACAACTTTATATACAATAACTTTTCTATTTGATTCACCAGCAATAGGTAGGTCACCAAAGAAATGATCTTCAGTAGAACCAGGAATCTTAAATGCAGAACTCGTAATACTATAAGCTGTCGTAGAATCATTTGCGAGGAATGTTCCGGCATAATTCAATTCGAAGTTATTTACGCCCACAGTAGTTCCTGCCGATATGTTCTTAAACATGTAAGGACGAACAGTAGAACTTGTAACCGAAGAATCAGCGTTATCGATTGCTCGTAACAATGCAGAGTGTCTAAATACACCATCAAACTTATTAAGGTTATTATAGTTATAATCAGCAATAGTATCTCGGACTAATGATTCAATCTCAACCTTAGTTCGATCAGTAAGGTTAGGATTGTATTTAAAAAATACATCAAGCTCAAGACTCGTAAAGTCTGGATCAACGATCTTAGGAAGAATGGATACTACGTTCTTACCTTTCAGGATATTTAAAGTAATTTCTGTTTTCTCTTCTTGAGTAATAGATGTTCCAACCAATGGCTTGATTGAAAGATACACTGTACCATAATCCGGTGGATCATTATCTTCACCACCCCAAGTCGAAATAGATTCGATATTGGCAAAGTTCTTTTGGATAATTGCTCTATAATCATCTGAAGTAACAGCTCGGTTCTGAGCAATAAAGGTCAATGGAGCATTAAAGCGAATTGATTCAGAGGTTTCTCTGATCGCACCACCAGATGCTGCTGTATTTGTTGCAACACTGATAGCAGCAAAGCCACCAATATTATTTACAACCGTAAATACGTTTGCACCATTAGATTCAGTACCATCAGTCACAACATAATCGATATTAATTACATTATTGTCAATTGGTTTTTTACCAATAATACCATCGCCGAAATATACTTCATAGTATCCAGCAGAGTTTTCTTGGAGGTGATAAACTTGGCTATCTGATTTAATATTCTGAATTGTGTCAAAACGAGTATAGATGTCGTATCTACTTGATTCTTGATTCTGACGTACACGCACACGAGCGGTTGAAGTGTCAGCAGTTTGATCTAGTAGTTGGAATTTCTGGTTCTCAATATCGTTATCAACTCTGTATTGAACGGTCTTATAAATCCCTTGTGCAATAAAAACGTTAGGGAATACAAAATTCTGCAATAATGCGTCATATGCTGCAGTCATAGCTTCTAATACGGTATAGGTATATTCTTGACCATCAACATTTGTAGTTAGTTTGGTACCGCGTGATACTGTCAAATTACCAGGGATCGTTCCGACTTCATCAGAAACATCTACTGTAATAGTAACCGTTGCCCTCGGAGCCAAGATAGATCTAGGAGTATAACCCAGCAACTTAGCACGGGTAACAACATTACCTCTAATCTGTGCCGAATCTAAGAATGCTTCATTCAAAGCAAAGTGGGCAACCATAGCATTATAATGAGTGTTATATGATAACACATCTAGTAGGACACTAAGACCCGATCCGTTAAAATCATAATCGTTAAACTCAGCTTGAGTCTTAAGATAGTTTTTTAGATTCTGTTTAATTTGATCAAAATCTAATTCAGTTACGTTTAAATTATTTGCTGCCATGTTTATTACCTAAGTCTACGAAGTAAGATTTCAACTTCGGTTTGAGAATCGTCTTGTTTGATATTAAAGCTTACCGTAATTCTAAATGCGTTTTTCTCGTCAAAGTTTTCTACGAATACTTTTACTTTATTAATTCGTGGTTCGTGATCTGCCAATATAGACTCAATAGAATCTTTGATTGCAATTCGAGTAATTACATCAGCCGGTTCGAATAAAAGACCTCTAAGATTACCACCTAATTCAGGGTGAAAAGGTCTCTCATATGTATTAGTTAAAATTAAATTCTTTACTGCATTTCTTACTGCGGCATCGTCTTTCAACGGAATAATATCCAGCCGAATTGGATGTAGTTGCAGAGATAAATCTAAGTCAGTATAGCCCTTGCGTCTACTTGTGACAGACACATTACCGGTTTTACTTGAACTATTGAATATATTAGTTGCCATACTTATATTTATACCTCTTTAATCACACTTTGGTTATTTTGGTTTGCTAACATCTGCCCCATCACCTTGCTCGGTATGGACGTGATTCTTACCGGAAATACCAGCAGAAACATGATCGACTGATGCAGTACTTGTTCCGGTGATATTAATATTACCAGCTAGGTTAATGTTCCCGGTCCAATTAGTGGTAGGACAATTAACAGTAGTATTTTTACCAACAGTTATATCAGCAGTGCCAGTAATATTAGTCACAGAATTACCACCGACATTCACTTCAGCATCACCATCAACAAAAACTGTCATATTGCCAGTAACATGAAGTGCATCATTGCCAGTTACGACTCTCCAACCATTTGCATGCGCAGTAACAATATCACCATTCGGATGCATCTCAACAAAAGTACCACTACTATGCTTAATGCGAATACGTTCAGCCTCCGGAGTATCGTCTAATTCAATGACATGACCTCCTTCAGTTTCAATCACTTGATTATTTGGATATACTGCAGCATAGGGAGATTCAGGTTCAGCAATTATAGCATCAGGAGTTCTAGCAGGATCTTCTGCGATTCCTCTTGCTCTAAAGTTCGTATCGTTATATGTACTATCTTGTTGTTTATACGGATAATACCCGGCTGGATCTCTAAAACCCTTTGTTTCCGTAGGGAGTTTATCATACATAGAAGCAATAGAACCCATAACAACAGGATCTTGTGCTGATGGTCCATCTCTAAAGAATCCGATAACCCATGAGCCAGGTTTTAATCCATGGTTTATACCAATACCTGAAATACTTCCAGAAGTTGTTGGCATCATTACCGTAGCCCAAGGTAAATCAGTCGTCTTGATTTTACCTAAGTCCTCGGTATGGTATCCGAAGCATCTTACACGTGCTCTATTTAATTGCTCAGGATCGTTAATATCCTCAACTACTCCAGTGAACCATGAAAACTGGCCACCTAAAAATTGATCATCAATTCTATTCATTATAATATTTCCGTTAAGTCAGTTGCACTCGAATCTTTTTGAAGACCCATGTCGATAATGTATTCTTCACCATTAAATATGTGTGCAATATCAGTAATTAAATATTTACCAGAAGTCATTTTATCAATCATGTTTTTGCGATCTTCTTCTAGTATCTTTTCATCACTCGATTTATAAATTTCTAATTCAACAACCATACCAACCGAAAGATCAAAGTCTCCATACACTTGTAAGTCTTGACCCATGTAACCTAGGTTAACATGATATGCCTGCTTGCTTGAAATAGAATCAGCAATAGGTGTATGGTAATTAGTTAGTTTGCCATACGCCTTTGAGTTTAAAGAAATATGATGAATCTTTGACTCAGTTAAACCATTTAATGTTGTATCGTTAAACTTTATATTATCAGAAAATGGTTTGTTATCGTTTAAGGTTTTAATCTTTTTATAATTAAACTTAGATGTTTTGTACGACTTAGTTGCAACATCAACTGTCTTAACTGAAGAAGCATACGCGCCATCATGGATAGCAAAGTATTTACCTACATCAAACTCAGAAGATAATTTAATAATCTTTGTTTGAGCTTCTGCATAATTTTCTTCAGTACTTACAATATCATCCATAAAAGGTTTATGTTTATATTTACGATATACCTCTGAGTCTACCATTGATTCATACGAATCAAAAATTAATCCATCTTTTAATGTTTCATAAAAATAAAATGGAGTTGAGTTATCTGTACTATTTCTAAGTAACCAAACAATTGCATCCAAGGGTTTAAGATGAGGATATATCCCATGGATAATCCCCTTTGTATCTGTGTTTAATTTAGCAACTTTTGCATCTAAATCCTTTTCACAGACGTTTTTTACGAGTGCGCCAATCCCACCTTTGAATGCTCTATTTAATCTCATAAACGTATTATAATATGCATGTCTACTTACACATTTAAATTTATAAACTTGAACTCCAGGTCTTGATTTACTATAACTTTCGATATTTGCTATATAGCATTCAATGTTATATTTTTCATCGTTACGTTTGATTAGAATTTCTATCTTTTCACTACCAGTCAATTTAGCCTTTTCTAAAAAGTTAATACCATCAACTAATGTCAATTCGGTTTGAATCGAAGTATTAAAAATAGATTCATTTACTACAATATCTGTAACAATGCCTCTTATTTCATAATCCGTTTCGTAGTTAGTATATAACTTTACAGAATATAATTCATAAGATGCCGGTGATACTGGTTCACCTGCAGCATTAAGTCTAGATGAGCTTAGATTAGCCATTAATCACTGCCTCGAATTCTTCAGCAAATTGTTCTACGTACTTTGGATCTAACACTCTAATCTGAGATTTTCTATCGTTTTCGTCAACAATAGATTGTCGGTTTGACACATACTCACATGTATGTCTAGGCTCACCATCAGGGATAACTGTATCAATCGTCACCGGTGCTTGAGTCTTATCACCAATTTTGTACCACCAAGCAGGAGCTTCTGCGTAATCATATACCTGATACGAACCAACCTGGTCGCCTGAAGTAGCACCAGTAATAAATTCAGTAACCTGTGAAAGATAATCACCTTTGAATGTTCCACCAGTAATATCTCTAATTACTAATTGAGATAAATCTGCATCCTTACGTACTAGAGTACCAGATGCTGATGATGTAGATGCATTAAGAGTTTCACCAATATTAAATCTACCTGAAAGAGAATCGCGATAATCTGAAACAAGTCCATCAGAATTACGGACTACAGTTGGTCGTGTTTCAATTACTTGACCTGAATAATTATTTGCAAGGTACTCGCTTAGATCTTCTTGACTCATCGGCCAAGCGGCGATTCCGTCATGAAGAAAATCGTTGATAACAAAGAATGTCCAATAGTATTGGCTTGTGCCATATAGCTTGTATGATACGACGTCAGGTCGATCACCATTTAACACACTATACTTTTTGTACAATGCTGGATTATCGATAAAGCTGCCTTGTGGTCGAGCACTTCTAAATAAGTCTGCTACTTTAAGATATGACCCTTGGCCGGTATAATCATATTCAATTTTAGGGAATTGCGAAAAGAATGACATATGATTAACCTACCTTCTTATTTGTTTTGACTGTATCAGCCTTATAATTTAGATCTGAATCAGCAGCAGTATCGTCGAGGTCAAATAGATCTCCTCGGGTCAAGGCTTTCGTTTCTTGGAACGCCAATGCCAAATCGATTTCAGTAGGTGATCCATCAGCGTGAAAACTATTCGTTGAAGAATTATATGTAGTAGATAACGATACTAGATAACATGGCATTAACTTAGGCATAAACTGATTTACTTCTTCCCCGTTATAAAATGTAATTTTAAACTGGGGAGGATACTTAAGAGACATAGAACCGGAAATTTCTGGATATAAAAACTTTCTAAATAACTGTTCTATTTTACGGCCAGTTTGAGCTTCCTTAGCAGATTCAGAAACAAGTTTAAACGAGAAGTTGAAGCTACGAACTTGAGTTCCGGTAAACGCTAAATTTGTAAATGGATTACTTGCAACCCCGTCTTTCATTGCTTTAGCTTGTGCGGCCATACCAAGAGTATCACCTCCAGGAAGTGCACCAGCAAGATTCGCGGCTTTAGCAGTAGTATCGGCTTCAGTAACACCACCGCCTCCTGATTGGCCTATTTGGTTAGCACCAATTACACCTAGATCAACATTATTATATGCTGCTGCATCGGGAATAGCAAAGCCTTGAGGTACATATAAATGAATCCTCTCGAATTGGTTATTTTTTGTGTCTGCCAATTCAAAGCAAACATGAGGGAATGTACCCTCTGCTTTTTCTCTCAACCCTTCTGGGTAAACTAGTATCATTTCTAAGCCCTATAAATAGATATAAATTAATCATCTTATAGAAGTATTTATATGGCTTATTCGGGTAAATACACCGTAAAGAAAAAAGAAAAGTACGCTGGGGACTATACGAAGGTAAAGTATAGGTCATTATGGGAAAGAAACGCCTTTAGATGGCTTGATGCTAATCCAAATGTTGTTAAATGGAGTAGTGAAGAGATTGTTATTCCGTATCGATGGAAAGTAGACAAGAAGGTTCATCGATACTATATGGATCTATACATTGAATGGAACAACGGTGAAAAGGTACTTGTAGAGATCAAGCCAAAGAAAGAAACTGCTCCGCCAAAAGAACCAACACGAAAGACTAAACGGTATATTAATGAGGTCACAACCTATATTAAAAACAGTGACAAATGGGAAGCTGCCAAACATTATGCACATGCTCGGGGCTGGAGATTTGAGATCTGGACGGAAGAAACTTTAAAAAATAAAGGAATCAAACTGTTAAAGTTTTGATATAAATAAGTATATGGCATCGTTATTCGACACACTACAAGCACAAGCATTTAGGGCTGGAATTACTCCAAGAACTAAACAGGCTCAAAACTGGTTCCGCAAGAAAGTAAAAGATCTTGGGGATGTAAACCGCCGTAGTCTTTTAAAAGACAGTGCATTACAAAAGACTTCACAAAATATTGCTGGTAGTATGTACATGTATTTTTATGATCCAAAGCATAAAGCTACATTGCCATACTATGATAGGTTCCCATTAGTAATTATGGTTGAGCCAGCCGAGGGTGGGTTTTATGGACTAAATCTCCATTATCTTCCCCCAGGAGTCAGAGCTAGATTCTTAGATGCATTAATGCAAACAGCACCAAAGAATATAACAGATACGTCACGCCTTAAACTTAGATATGATTTATTAAAAGGTGTCCGAAAGTTTAAAGAGTTTGAACCTTGCTTTAAGCGTTATTTGTCCAGTCAAATTAAATCACAAATGGTAAAAGTTCCAATGACGGAATGGGATATTGCAATATTCTTACCGACTGAACAATTTGCCAAGGTAAAAGCCGAAAGTGTTTGGAGATATTCTCGCAAACAGTACTCAGGAAAATAAAAATGTCAGCAATAGATAATATGAAAGCAGTAATTTCAAAGAAAGGTGGATTGGCTCCTACGAATAGATTCAATGTATTCTTTATGCCACCTACCGGATCTTTGTTGAATGTTAACCCCGAAGCTTTAGTTGGATCGTTGCTTTCAGGCAATGCTGATCCACGTAACCTTATTGCTGATCCAAGAGACATTTCTTTTCTATGTGAAAACGTTACTCTTCCAGGAAGAGGTATTAGCACACTAGATAAAATGTCAGAGAAACAAGGTGTCAAAATACCATACACTGTTATTGATAGCGATGTGGAAATGACCTTCCTACTTACGAATGATTATTATATGAAAACCCTATTTGACAATTGGATGTCGAGTATCATTGACATGGATAAATATAAAGTGGGTTATAAGAAAGATTATGCTGTGGATGTAGTGATCCAACAATTGAATCAACAAAACATTCCAGTATATGGTGTTAAATTAGAGAATGCTTATCCGATTAATATGAACGCGATAACATTAGATAATACACAGGAAAATGGCGTACAGAAATTGAATGTGACCTTTGCATATGACCGATACGTTCCGGAAGGACCAGTATCAAGTACAGGTTCGGCTATTATAGCAGGACTTGGAATTTAAAATTATTTGACATAATATATTATTAGGAGAAGATTATGGCATTACCAGTAGTGAATAGCTCGAAATACAGTACAGTTATTCCTTCAACCGGTGTTGAAGTAGATTATAGACCTTATTTGGTCAAAGAAGAAAAGATTCTTATGATTGCTCTTGAATCGAAAGATCAAAGACAAATCATGAAGGCAGTAAAGGATGTTATCGAGGCATGTGTCTTTGATGATATTAATGTAGATGAGCTTGCGGTTTTTGATATCGAGACTTTGTTTTTAAAGCTTAGATCAAAATCAGTTGGTGAAACTGCTGACCTAAATGCTAAGTGCTCAGAGTGCGAACATCCGCATGAGACACAAGTAAATCTTGAAGAGATTGAAGTGACTGGAGTCGATGAAGATTCAAAGATTATTCAGGTCACTGATACTATTGGTGTCACTATGCGATATCCAACTATTGGAGATTTCGAAGCTGGCACGGAAGGAACGGAAGCTATTTTGCAACTAATGACCAAGTGCATGGTTAATATCTTTGATAATGATAATGTATATCCGTGTAAAGACGAAACAAGAAAGAGTTTAACTGATTTTATTGATAGCTTAAACAGTGGTCAATTCCAAAAGTTAGCAAAGTTCTTCCAAGACTTACCGGCATTAGTTCATAATATAGAATTTGTATGTACTAAATGTGAACACGAAAACAGCATTGAATTAAAAGGTATTCAAAGTTTTTTTTCGTAGGCCTCTCTCATGAAAGTTTAGTCAATCATTTTAAGACTAACTTCGCGATGATGCAGCACCACAGTTATAGCTTAACCGAGCTAAACGAGATGGTGCCGTGGGAGAGGGAAATCTATGTATCTCTTCTACAAGATTTTATCAAAGAAGAAAATGATAGACTTAAAAAACAAGAAGCTCAAAGGCGGAGATAAAGATGGCTGAAGAAGAAAAGAAAATGACGTGTGACGACTTGTCAGAATATGACTTGAATGGTGATGGTCATATTAGTAAAGAAGAATACGAGCTTATGCTTGATGCAAAACGTAAGCGTCTTGATGATGAAGATGCTATGCGTGATGCACAACGTAATATGACATGGTTTGCTTTGTTTGGCTTATTGTTATACCCATTTGCTGTGGTAATTGCTTCACTTATTGGTTTAGACAATGCTGCTAAAACACTAGGCGATATGGCACCTACATATTTTGTTGCTGTTGCTGGTATCGTTGCGGCATTCTTTGGCGCACAAGCGTTCAATAACAAGAAATAGGATTATAGGTCATGGCACTAAGAGATGAAAAAACCGGCAAGTTTATTCCTCAGGAAACTAAAAGTATTAAAGAAATTGCTGCAAATATAAAAAACGAGAATGATTCGAATAAAACGCAGCAGCAACTTCTTATTGCTGGTAATAAGATTAATGAGCTTAAACTTAAATCTGAAGATCTCGGTACCCAAAAGCTTGATTATACTCTGCAGGCTATTATGGATAGATTGTCTAATCCAAAAACCACCGAATCGGGAATGAGAACAGCTTTAGCCAATTTGGATAATCTTGTTGCCGAGTCTAATGCCTTAGAAGCTTCTCGAGCTCAAGCTGCTGACCTTGCTGCTGATAAAAGTACACAAGGACTACAACAACTAACTGATTCAATTAAAAACCAGAATGCTATTATTAATAGCCAATTGGATATGAATAAGTTAGGTGATCAGATTTCTAAATTGAACACCGGTGTTGGTAGACTATATGATAATGAAGAAGCCCGTATGCAAATTGAAGAATCATTTGCTGAAGGTCAATCTGCGTTATTAAGAGCTATTGAAGAAGGCGATAATCAAGCTGCTGAAATTGCAATGAAACAACTAGCTGCAGTAGGTGATTCCGCAGGACAAGAAGAAGCCCGTAGGGAAGCTGCTGCTGCTCTTGATGCTCAACAATCGTCTTTGAATAGAATTGGTGATAACCTCCAGGGGCTAGGTGGAAAGTTTGATAGCTTTGCTGATGGTGTAAAAGGTACTGGTGGATTCCTTGCAGGTCTTACTGGTTTGGCACTTGCTATTTTTAGCCCCGAGACTCTTGGTAAATTTATTAATGATGCAATCACCGGTATTACTAATGTTATTAATGGTATCGTCAAACTGTTCCAAGGTGATGTCGAAGGTGCGTTTGCTATATTCGGTGATAACTTAGGAACGGTTGCTGCTATCTTTGCTGGTATTGCCTTACAATTTGGTGGTGCTATTATTGCCAAGGTTGGTGCATTATTCAAAGGAATTCAAACGGTCATGACCGGATTAAAGATATTCCAGGCATTTATGATGACGACTGCATTCCCTGCAATCGGTGCATTCTTTAGTGGTATGATTACATCGATCAGTGCTGCATTAGTACCAATGTTACCAATCATTGCGATAGGTGCAGGTATTGCTCTGTTGCTTGGTGGATTGTATCTTGGGTTTCAGAAATTACGAGAAAGCCTGGGCCCTGGTGCAGGTATCTTGGATACGCTTAAAGTCGCTGGATTATATCTAGTTGACTTCTTGTCAATGCTGGTCAATGGTATTACATTCATTCCAAGGAAGCTTATCGGACTATTAGGTCCTACGGCTGCTAAGTTCTTATTCGGTGACGATTTCGATACATCGGCAATAGAGAAAATGGCTGAAGGTCTTGATACTAACCGTGGTGCAAGAGCAGCTGAAGAGCTTAGAACAAAAAATGAACTTAAAGCTGAAGAAGAAAGGCTTAATCCACCATCAGTTGCTCCTGAAGGATTATCTACTACCGATCTTACGACTGCTGACTTGATTATGGGTACATCTAAAGAGAACGATGCGATGGTCCAAGAAATGGGCTTTGGTACGCCGGCTGCTGCTCCTATTGTATCAAATGTTAAACAAGGTGATACAAGCACAAACACTACAATTGTCCAATCATCACGTAGAGAGAGACGTGGTTACTATCTCTCTTCTGCTGTAGCGGTATAAAAAAAGGGGCTCCGAAGAGCCCCATAAACCGTTAAGGTTTTATCCTAAGGTAGCAGGATTCTGTATTACTCTTTTGCTAGTTTTGCAAAGTAGCTGAGAGTATCTTCTTCACTATCAGTACTAGTATCAGCAACTACTTCTACATCGTCAGATGCTTCATAGGCTGATGATACTTGTCTCTGCACCGGAGCTTGAACTTCTTCATAAGAAGGAGCCGCTGCTTCAACGCCACCCGATACACCAAGAACCTTATTCATCTTAGCTTTTAGTTCAGCATAAGATTTGTAGTTCTTAGGATCAAGGAAGTCTTGTAGAGAATATAGTTCATTATATACTTTTTCAAGACGCTCTTCGTCACCACCATGCAATGCGCTCGCTGGTGCAAACTCTGACTTGTCGTAGTTAACCCAACCTTCTACTTGACGGATTTTAATTTTAAAATCAGCGCCTTCCCAGAAGTCGTATGGATTTACTGGATTTTCATCAGCAAACTGCGGCTGCATAACATCCATGATTTTGTCAAAGATTTTCTTGCCGAACTTATAAAGGAATACTTTACCTTCATTAGCTGGATTACCTGGATCGCTTACGACTAAAATATTACTTGCGTAATGTAGTCGACGCTTACGATCACGTGCAGTAGCTTTGTCTTCATCACGACCACTGTTCCATAGTGCTGAGTTCATCTCTGAAACAGGATCGTCTTGACCGATAGAAGTCAAAGAGTTTTCGATATACCAAAGACCAGTTGGACCTTTAAATCCGTGGTCCCAGTATTTTACCCAAGGAAGATCTTCACCTTCTTTAGCTGGGAGAAAACGGATAACGGCATAACCATTACCTGCTTTATCACGAGTAGGTTTCCAAAAACGGTCATCGCCGTAAGATTTGGTTTCACTTGGATTGGCTTGTTCTGCGGCTTGCACAAGTTTTGAGATTGCGGCTGAACGGTTTGTTTTTAAATTTGCAAAAGACATATGTATTTCTCCGATTGTATATGCGTTGTATTTCTGAATGATCCACGTTATTTCATAATATAGAAGTAGTATTATACCACAGTTTTGTCAGTTTGTAAACACTTTTATTACGATTTCTTTCATTTTTTCTTCATTAATCAAAATAAAATGATCGTACTTTTTTATCTTCCGACTTAACTCTGGCCAGACAATGGTTTCTGTTATTTGAACGTCTGCTCGTCTCATAAAGCCAATAAGCTTATTGAGAATGACCACTGTTTCCAGGCAGATATCTCTCTCCAAGTATGCAGTAATAATAGGCGGATGCGAATTATCACTCATCTCGAATAGTTCATCGAAGCTATTAAACTTCTGAGATAAAGTATTTATATCGTTTTTAAACACATATGAGATAGATTCGTGTTTCTTTAACATGTCCCTATAGTTAGTCTCACCATCTGAGTCTAACATATCTCCTACATATTTAACATCATTGATAAAGTTAGCAACATAGTACTTCATCAAGTTATCGCCATGCTTCTTAGCGAGCTTGGCAAAGAAGTACTTATCCTTGCGTTTAAAGAATGACTGCGGTGTTGCCCTAGTTTTAAACTGGTACTTCACCGCATCATAATCAGACTCAAAGTGTAACTTTAATGCGTTGTATAATTTATAAGCTTCAAAAGGTGCTTTGCTATCCATCATTGTCATCATAGAGGTAATGTATTACCTTGCTCTTTATCGATTAATCGAAGGCCACTAGCTTCTGCTTCAAGCTTAGCCATAAGTGAATCACTCAATAGTTTCTTTACATTAGAGTAATCCATGCCACGTTCCTCAACAATAAAAGTAATAGCATCGATGTAGGTAAAAGTATTGCTTAATACTAAATTTTCTACTGCTGTCGAAAACCTTTTCTTGGTCATAATTTTAGTTTCTAGTTCGTCAATCATTTTTCTCCTCTGGAGCTTAAGTATTCTAGGATATTTTCCGGAGAGGTTTCTCCATATGGATCATCTTCAACGTCATGGCCAATTCCTGGTTCAATAAACCATTTCTCGATATTACCATTATCGACTACAACCGCATAACGCCAAGACCGCCAGCCAAACCCAAGGTTATCTTTAGCTACTAGCATATGCATCTCTGAAGTAAGCCGGCCGGAACCATCCGGAATCACATTAACATTAAGTAGTCCTTGATCTTTAGCCCACTTGTTCATGACAAAGGAATCATTTACAGATACACAATAGATTTCATCGATACCTAGATCACGAAAGCTACCATATTTCTTCTCAAATCCTGGCAGTTGCATAGTCGAACATGTCGGGGTAAAAGCTCCAGGTAAAGAAAATAATACTACCTTCTTGTTTGCAAAAAGATCGTAACTATTCACGTCTTTCCATTTATAAGGATTAGGTCCACTGTCTTCTGAATCCCTAACCCGGGTCTTGAATGTGACTGCCGGAATCACTGACGGTCGAAGTTCTGAATGGTCATCGCTGTCGTACATTTATTTCTCCATAACTCTTAGTAAAATACAATCTTTATTGATACGTCCATTACATGGACCTGTTTTGGTGGTTAATGAACTCCAAATATTATCGATTTGTTTTGGAGTCTTCTTAAGGATACCTGGCAAGATATCATCTGGTTTGCGTAGGGTAGTACACCTACTTAGTTTATCATCAAAGTTTTGTAGCGTAGTTCCTTTGACCTCAAAACCTTTAGTACTATTCGTAACATATTCGAATAGTTTCTTCTGCTTAGTGTTATAGACATATAGTCTAAATGCAGTAGGGATCATGATAGGATTAATCGAAGTCAGTTTAGATTCGATATGGTCTTTCATATATTGCATCTTTTCAACTTGTTTATCTGAGGCTTTTGGCTTCTTGGCACGTGGCAGTCGAGCTGCTTTAGCTGACTGTTTGAGTGCATCGCAATCATTTATAATTGCTTGAAGTTGATTAATGGCTTTCTTCTGATCAGTGCGTTTGATGTGACTATAACCCTCAACGGCTTGCTCACACGTTTTATTGTAAGCATCATTGTATTCATCTAGGAACTCTTGAATACGAGCCTGGAACATATTAACTCCAGCACCCTTGATATCATACTTCTTACATAAGCCGTACACATCTAGCTTGCGTTTAAAGTCGCCTTCGATCCAGCCTTCAATAATATGATCATCAAAGTCACCATAGATAGTGTCCATCATCTTAGCACGCGTACGAACCGAAGGACTAATAGGTGTTACCTTTGGTTTAGTATCCTGCTCTTCGATCTGCTCTTCACGTGACATAGCCAAAGCTAATAACGCTTTCATTCGATCTTTGATCTTCTTTTTCCAAGATTTATTGTACTCAAAGCCACGAGCCCAAATAACACATGCCTTGCCTGGACCAATAGTCATTGAGATCTCAAAGTCCTTTAAAGATTTAACACGGCGTGCTTGATCCTTTGTCCAACCTAAAACATCAATACCATACTTAAGTACATATGGTACATAGTCCTTTGGAGCATAATAATAGTTATACCAATTAGCAGCTTTAGCCCACATACGATCTTGGGTTTTGGTGTCTTCAGGAACATCACCCTTTGAAAATACTGGTTCTGGTCCCATGTACATGCTGTCAATGGTTTTCTTATTAGCTCGACGTGTATCAGCGGCTTGTTCTTTGGCTCTAGCTGTTGCCATAGATATACTCCTTACTTATTGAGGTTAACAAGCCTGCGGGCTTCTTGTCGTGCCTCTTTTTCTGATTTAAACCAGTCAACACCGAGATACGAATTTTCGAACCAGCCACGGACACCGAAATTGGTTCCTGGTCTGATTTCGCGTACGACCTCGGTAGTAACTTTACCTTTGGTGAATTGAGATTGCATAACCGTATAATAGGTTGCCATTGTAAATTTATCCTTTGTCTAATCATTTACCGATGTGTTTGATGTCGCTATTTGATACTACCTGATATGCACCCTTATTATAGGCAATAGCAACTGTGTATTGGGATGATATTTCTTTCTTATAAGAAGTATCTGGTGCAGCTTTATATCCTGCAGTCATTGGGAGAGATGGATATTTTTCCCTATGAGATACAGAACGATGTGTATCGTAATCAGGAATATTATGAATACCTGACACTTCAACACTCTTTACTTTTCGTATCGAAGTTCGTGATTGCTTACGCTTCCGACCATGCATATCGTATCGCAGTGATCCTGAATAATTAACTGTAGCCATCTAGTCCTCCTCGAATATAATACATACATTATACCACAGTTTGGCATGAATGTACACAACTATTTTCAATTATTAAATGTTTCTTTTAAGAATTGGCAATTATTGCTTACGTACTCGTCATATGATATTGCTGCTTCTTTCCACAGTAACCGCTCTTGACGATTTTTCTCATACATCTGTTTACAATAATCTAACCATGCCTCGTTATATTCTTGTGACAATTTATCTATGCTTAACATATGAAGCAACCTCTTCTTTATCTTGTTTAATTAGATCCCTTAACTTATTTTTCCAGAGTGCTTTAAACTCAGGATTTTGAGCATTAGCAGCTGCTCTGATCAGGGCATAGTATTTCCGGGCACCGAGTACCTCTTTTTCACTTAGTTCCATTCGTCTGAACTCTTCATTGAATTATATGTATCAATATAAGAAGTACCACGAAGATATGTACTCAACTCGCGTTCTGAATAGTACATATTCTTCTCAGAGAAAGCATCCAAAGAGCTTGGAGATTGGTGACCAGCTTTCTTTACTGCCTTAGTCAATCGACTATGTTCTTTCTTTACGCTCTTTGCTTGTACATTAGTACCTTTTGCCACTTTCTTTGCGGCTTTCTTGATCATTGCAAGACGGTCTGCCATTTGTTTTTCAGTTAATGCCATTCTATAATTCCTCAATTGTTACTTTATACATTTTACCATTAACGTCTGTGACATTAATGTATTTAGTCGTGGATACCATGTATCCCTCTTCAGCTAAGTCCATCTTGACAAAGCTAACTTCCTGCACTATACGGTGTTCGTGGTGATGATCGCGATCAGCAAGTAATGCTGGACGAATAACAGTATGGGCAAGGTAGTCACAATATGCTAGTTTCATTTGTATTGCTCGTTTAATTTAGGTAAGGCAGATCCAGCGATAAGACCGCCAAGGATAGCAATAAAGAGTGCGGCTCCGAAGCTCATAGTATCTTGCTCGATAGCACCAACAGAACCCATCATTAAAAATATACCAATAAGTAATCTAATCATTATTCATCATCCTCAGAGAAAGTTGTTTCCCACTCACTAGGAGTGATACCAGTCATGAGGAACTCACGTTCATCGTGGTTGAGGTTAGGAAATACCTCTTGAATTAGACCGTTACCAGCAGCATATTGATCGAGCTGCTCTTGAGTGACGTCAAGCACCATGTTGCTAACCTCACCACTTAAAATAGATTTTTTAAATACTAACATTATGCTACCTCCAAGATTGCGATTGGGCAAGTCCACTGTGTTCCATCGATATTGACGATTGCTTTAGTCCGATTAATCACGTTAATGCTTCCGAACTGAACACCTCTACGTCCATTCACTTTGACGCGTTGACCAACTTTTAAAGTGCCCTTAGTCTCAGCAATTTTAATTGCTCTAATCTGCTTTTGCTTTGCTTTGATCAGAGTAATTACTTCATTCATTTCTTCGGTAGAAGAGATTGAGTTGATCGCGTTCATAATAGATTTTTTCATAATATAGCTTCCTCATCAATTTATATAGGTATTATACCAAGGTTCTTAAAGTATGTACATAACTATTTTCGCTATTTTTATACTTTTTTGGAATATGTGACATAAATGTCACACTTTTTGGTTATAAGACTTCAATTCGTGGATGGTCACGATACAGGTCTTCAAACATCATCTCGACCGGAGTCGTGAAAGTTTCGTCTGGTTGAAACTCGATGTTCTCACCCAGAGATATCCACTCAACGATCTTAGCCTCGATAATTCCACACTCGATTGAAACGATCTCTCCAGTCATGTAACAATCGTCATGGCTAGGGAAGTCATAAGATTTGATGGTTTGTCCGATTTGAAATTTCATAATGTTTCCTCTCAACAGTTTATGATACCATTATACCAAGTTTCTAGACAAAGTACAATTTATTTGGCGAATAGTGATTATTCACCAGGATTATACACAGAAGCAAAGACATAAACTTCTTTGTTTCCATCATAGATTTCTTTCTTCGGGAGCCACACTTCACGCTCCTCACAGTCAATACCAACAACTTGTGGCTTGCCGTATTTAGTCTTAGCATAGACATTCAGATCACGACGTTGTGCGAGATCGAACCATACTTTACGACCACCAGCTGATTGACAAGAACCAGCTTGAAGAGTGATACCGAGCTTCTTGATCAGATAACGGTAAGCTTTAGCAGCAATACCACGACCAGCATACTTGTGGTCTAAACGAGTGATATCAACATGGTAAGCTTTGAACTCAGTCTTAGTCAACTGAATCTCGAGGACTCGCTTGACACGCTGAGGGCTTCTACCGTGGACCACACTAGTATCAACCACTTCGACCCATATTGATTCATCTTGAGAATCATCGATCCAAACTTGAAGCTTAGAGAAAGAACCGATACGACTCCAATCTTCATAAGATGGTTTAGTATCAAAGAACCCGAGGGCTTCTTTCTTCTTCATAGTGATTCGATCCATAATGTATATCCTCTCAACAATTTATGTAACCATTATACGACAGTTAGAAAGGTATGTACACTAAAAAATGCGGTTATTTGCACTTTTTTTATACTTTTATGGAATATGTGACATAAATGTCACACTTTTTGGTTATAAGGGGGGTTTTATATGAGGTGGAAGGGGAAAGTAGCCATAAATAGGTCATCTTCATAGCCATATGCCTCTACTTCGTATGGTTCGGTACCATATTTCATGTGGCCACAATCGATACCCTTCCAGACTATACCTGATTCATCTAACTCTCCCCTGAGGAATTGCTTAGCATGAACCATCTCATGAGCTAAGGCTCTCATCTGAGACATGAAGGATTGATTTTTGTTTATAAGTATATATGCATTACGTTTATCACCAATACATGAGGCTAGATACTGTTCACATCCATCTCCCATATTCTTTGTGAATCTGACGGTTATCTTACCACTCTTACGAGTATGCATCCGATAGTGCTTCATTAGGTTAATGATATATTGATCGACCACTGATCGATTCTTGGTGTGACCTTTGATAAAGAATAACATGGTATACCTCTGCCCCTCCGGCTTAACTCTTATATTATAACATATAAATTAGCTTTTGTACACAGTTATTTTCATTTATTTTACTGATCCGATAGAGGATTATCCAAGGCTCTTTGGAGTTTAGCGTTCAATCGATCTTCTAGATCTTTGATCTTAGCATCTGAGTTGTTGCGTAGGGCAGCGGCTTTGGCATCATAGTCAGATTGTAACATATCTCTTTTTGTATCAAATCGCCCATTGGCTTTATCTATCATATCTCGTACTTTTTCTTCTGATTCACGAACCATGTCTTCTACGCGATCTGCCTGCTTCTCGATACCCATAATGTCGTCACGTAGTCCGGACTTAATGTCTCGAGTATATTCAATTGCATTATTAAGTTTGGTTTCAATAACTTCATTACGAGCCTCAATAGCTCCTACATCGATATTCTCTACGACCTCTTTCATGTTCCTATAGTCATTATAGAACTCAAAACCGGCCCATGTAGCTCCGCCCAACGTGGAAAGTGCTGTCAAGACGATCATCATCTTACCGCCTTTAAACTTCATCCCCGCAAATTCAAACTCTGCCATGTTAATTCCTTATCCGTCATTCTCGAACTTTAAGGTTCGTAGATTTTGTATTTCTTGTTTTAGTTTCATTACTTCTAGACGCTTCTTCTCGAGCTCTAGTTGGTACAATGTATTACAATTAAGTCTTTCTTTTGGTGCACCGATTGGAATAGTAATCTTTGCATATACACCAACATCTTTTACCAGATCATTATTATTATTATATAACGATGAATCCATTGAATTCCCGTTCATATTATTAAAGGGATCATTCTGATTTATAATACCTACAACACCAAATTCGACGTTTGTAGATGAACCAATAGCCATAGAACATTCTACGTTATCGGCTCTAATACGATCTGATTGATAACTCTGTGGCGAGCTAGGTATATTAAGATTCAAAGAACTCGAATCGGCATATACTTTACCTACCGTCATCATCAACATAAATATAGTTAACTTAATTCTCATTATATTACTCATTTAAATTTTGAACAGATCCTCGAAGATACTGAAGTTATTGCTGATCCGTTCACAATCAGTTTAGACTTTGTACACACATACAGAGCCCTTGAGATATCTTTATCTCGAATAAACACATCAAACCTTTTGGTTTTAAGATGTTTTACATTAATGATCTTTGCTGGTGTGGCAAAGGGAACTTTATTCCAATCTTTATCAAATACTGCTATTTCATAGTATTCAACATCGCTTCGAAGATTAAATAATTCCATCACCGTTTTCATTACACCCGGAACATATGACCTATCTAATTTAGGATACGTCGGAGTAAACTGGTGGGCCATTGCTGGCCCACTCAGAAACATTGTTAATACCATAATAAAGCGTAACATTAGTTAGCAATACACTCTGCACCAACAACTGCACGGTATGAACCAGCAGGTAGAGCTTTATCATATCCATAAGTAGCAGTTGAGTCAACAGTAAACCATGTACTACCAGCAACAGTCAAATCAACTTCAGTTACGTTATCATATTGGATCTTGTTAGTATCATATGCTGACATAGCTGCATCAGATACTTCACCAACACTAACATTGCCGGTCCAATTAATTACATCATTAAGCGAAGGGCTTTCAGAGAAATTATTTGGAGCGATTATCCTAGCTTTATAGAAGTTAGCTTGAATTACATCGTATCGAATGCTTGGTTGTACACCACCATCGACTTGAGCAGTACTTAATACGCTAGGTGCAGGGTTACCAAACACACCAACGGTATCAGTTGTCACTACACACTTAGAAGATACCGTTCCGGAAATCGGAACTTCTTCGGCTGAAGCTATAGCATTAATGCCGGCAAAAGCTACAGTAAGTGCAGTGAACAATTTAATTTTATTCTTGATGAACATTTTATGTTCTCCTATTATAAGTTATTTTTCATACTGTAGATCTACCAATTTTTCATGCTTCACTTGTTGGGCTAAACCAACTCTTAACGCATTTTTATTTTCCGGAAGATTTGAATCAGCCAATTTAGGGGCATCATCAATTACTCCTCCAGGAATAGTAGAATAATAAGATGTAGGTATTGCAGCAATTGAAATTAACTCTTCATGTTTTGCCACAGCATCAGCTGCTAGCAGTGTAGTATTAACAATGCCTAAAATCTTTTCTAATCGTTCTTCAATCTTTTTCTCGGACTTCATTTTTTTATTATCACGTTCTTCCTGATCATCATCTTCGGTATCAACACCTTTACGATCAAGTTCATCCTGTATAACATCATCATCTAATGGATCCACTATCTCAACTTGTTCTGACTGTAAGTCTACAACAAATTGATCAATGTATCCTGGGCACGTTGGATCTGTTTGTGGGTCAAAACACGGATCATACTGATACGTGTAAATAACCTTAGCATCTTCAACATTTCCGGTTCCTGTCCAATCGATAGAACCTCTGCCCCAATATGATATATCAATATTGTTTACCGGTATAACCTTATTAATCGTATTTCCAGGTATACCAGACCAATCATCTACTTCTCTAAAGATATAACCACTACCACGTGCGTTTTCATTCTGCACACTGACCACCATATCATCTTCAGTATTCTTAACAGTTGTGTATTGATAGATTACACCGTTTACTGCTAATCCGGCTTGTTGAGGTAATATATTGGTCATTACCCAATTGTAGCCATCACTGGCAGCATTACCAGTAGTACCAAATACTGTTTCGTCAGAGTAGGAGTAGGAGGAGCAGGCTAGCAACGCCAGCACCACCCAAGAGGGTCTTCGTACCATCTTCTAATCCTTCTTTTTCTTTTTCAGCATTTGGTTTTTGTTCAGCATTTACTTCCCAAGCAGCTTTAGCCTCTGCACCAATCATTCCATCATATGGACATGGTGTTCCGGCCATCATCATTGCATTAAAGACTCTTGGGTCCTGACACATAGTTGATACTGCAGCTACTTTCATACCCATATCATATAGGGTTTTTGAAAGCTTAAGTCTCTCACAGTTATCATCTGTTACCTGGGTACCCGTTGAGATACCTAGGATCTGCGTTTGAATCGCACCAGCTACACCAAACGTACATAGGTCTGAGTTAGACGTATTAATCGTTGGTGTAATTGCTGAAGCCGGGGGCGACTTTAAAGTAGTAGTCGAATTGCTTCTACTATCTACTGTACTTCGTGTAGTAGAATCTGTAGTAATTACATCAGAAGCTTCTTCTTGTGCAAATGCTGTTGATGCACTTAACATCACAATCCATAGCAGTACCAATCCAACTTTGTTATATGATATACACATAATATTCCTCATTTCATAAATTAGAGATTTTCTAATCTCTCCATAAGTCTTTCAGCCCTATTACCTACTTGACGATACCAAATACTGTCTCTACCTTCGGGAGCAGCACCAGCCCAATTTCCTTCTAAAATATTTTTATTAAAATTCTTGAACTTTGTTAAACGTGGACGTCCAAGGTTGAAGAGCATGTTGACGAGTACTTCTTTGACTTCACCAGGGAAATCTTCCCATGCGTCACTGTATAGTACAACACATTCTGAGATTGCTGTGTCAAGGTCTTTTTCAAAGCACTCTCTGACTCGATCTTCGGAGATTGGGGTACCAACATCTTGACCAAACTCAGGGTCACTTTCCAATACAAGGTGGCCAACACCGAACGTTGCGTATCCAAGGTGATCTTCATAGATTTCATAGACTACGCCTTCATCAATTTTCAATTGTTCATAGATAGATTCACGATTCATTTGTTTTATCCTTTAAAATAATGTATTACTGTTTTTATTTATACAAATAAAAACTCTATATAAAAAAAAGGGCTCCTATATAATACATAGAAGCCCTTAAAGTTTTTTATTATTGAGATACGGTGTATGAACTACACTCTTATTATTATACTAGTCGGAAATGATTTTCCGAATGAGATCTTCGAACTGCTCGATCTTTTCAGTACGATTAGGCCAAAGAATATATTCCTTTTCAGGATTTTTCTTGAGGTTAGATAACAAAGGTTGAATGGCATTATATAGCTTATTCAACTTTTCTTCGTTGTCTAGCGCTGCTGACTGTGCACTATTAACGGACTCAGCGGATTGTTGTACAGCTTCTAGCTCTGTTTCATCAACTGCTGTAAAACCAAAGTCAAACTCGTCTATATCAATTGCCATTCTATTTCCTCTTAATAATAGTTATTTATACTATTTAATCGCTTCGTAAAGACCTTCGAGATCTTCCATCTCAGCAGTCAATTCAACTAGGTTTTGCTTATGATAAATTCGTGACATTTTACGAAGATACTTAGCCTTAATACCAACTTTATCTTCAAGCTCTTTAAGAGCCTCACGAACAAATTCGCGTTCAGCTTCCATTCGGGTATATGCATTACTAATTTCAGACATAGCGCCTTTGATTGCTTGACGATCTTTGTCACTTGACGGGATAATAATTCCACTCATTGTATTTCTCACTTATATAGTTAATGTTAAAGTTCAATTGAAAAGGTAATTAAGGCTACCTTTTAAGCCGTCGTAAACCAAGTTTAATACCGGGAATGGTTCCATATCAAAAAATATTGGTCCTATAACATTAAGAATAAGAACCTTGGTACCAAACCATATAATAAAGAACCATACAGCAAACTTAATAAATCCTAGCTCTTTATATTTTGAGGATATCTTCCGAAGGATCGGAAAGTTCCATTTAAATTTGAATGCCATGCCAAAACCTTTCGAAAAAATCATTATGTTCTTTATCACTCATACTAGATGCTGAAGCAATAAAATTGCCTCGAGTAGTCATATCATATATGTATACTCCACTATCAGAAGCCTTTGCGTGATACATTTTACCTGCCCACAAAGTCTTCTGGTCTTGTAACAACCTAAACTGCAGATGTATATCCTCTAAGGTATGTAGATCTTCATTGTAGTTAATGTAGTCTAATCCTTTTTTGTTTGCAAGAACAACTCTAAAGTTTGTTGCATGACGCAATTGAGCATCTCGTAATTCGGCATAATGTCTATTACCTATACAATTATCAGCATACATCTTTGCAGATAATTCATCAGGAATTTGTACCGATAAGATATCTGGTTCATAGTACGTTGTATATAACTCTAGATATTGTTCTACCTTTTCATGTACCGTATCATCACCATCAAGCATAAAGTAATAATCTGCTTCACACGATTTAAGGTACTGAATCATACTATTCTTTCCCTTCGAGGGAGTTCCATTTGATTCAGTTACAACATAGTCAATACAGTTTTCTTGACACCATGCCATAGCACTATCACGGTAGTACGGATTCATTGTATTAATGACCACCGTAATCTCTTGAAACTTACCGGTACAACTTTCGACTGCACGTTGTAGTTTACCCAATTGACCTGAAGTTAAAATCGCAGCATGGATAATCATTGATTTTCATACCAATCAGAGATACCAGCTACAATAAGAATGCAGCCAAGGGTCGCACCAGCGAGGCTGTCAGCAACTACAAGGTTTGCTATACCAATTACTATAGGTGTAATTGGATTAAACGCAACTTTCTTTACGTATTCATATACATCATGTCTATCAAATTTCATACCATATACCTCTTCTATCGACGTTTACCTTTTGACTTTTCTAACCGAGCCCGTTTGGCAAGCGTATGCTTCATCGGACCACTATTCAATTCTTCCGTGTGTGCCTTTGCAGCTTCTACTGCTCGGGCTAAGACTTCACACACAACTTCTTTTTGAGTATCTTCCATAATACTTCCTTTCTAAAATTTGGCGCGCCCTCCAGGACTCGAACCTGGAACCCTCAGCTTAGAAGGCTGATGCTCTATCCTGTTGAGCTAAGGGCGCATTAATGTATGTATTATAACATACTTTATATCGGTTGTACATCTAAAAACGCAAATTAGCTGAAAATATTTTACGCTTTAACCCTGATGTATTTCGTGTTGATTTATGTCTAAGCCATGATGGAAACATAAACAAATCTCGAGGGTTCGGCTTAATGATTATCTCGTTATCAGTCATTGGACTTGTTTGAAATACCGGGAATCCAATATCAAACGGATTTGGTGACTTAAAGTGTAAGTCGCCATCATGAATATCGATATAGTAAACCATAGCTATAGTATTGGGGATATATCCGTGATCGTGCCAACCAACAAATCCATCTTTACCATACTTGTTAAACCACGAATCTATAATTCTCATTTGAGAAACATCAATATCTTTATTTAGACTTTTAACATATGCTTGAGCATGCTCGATAAACAAATTTGATAGGTCAGTGACTTCCTCACGTTGAATAATATTTGTATGCTCGTTAAAAGTACTAAACTGCATATCGTTATCTTGATGATAATCGTTGTTGTATACGCCTTTAAGCTCTAATTCTTCTAGGGATGTAGTAACACCCAGATCTAAGCTTTGATGATATATTGGAGTACCAAAAAATAGTTGTGTACCTGACATTATTCGCCTACAATGTGCTTATAGATTTCTTTCCATTTCCAATAGCGTGGAAGCTCACTGTTAACTTCTTCAGAGTTGTGGTCGTGGGCAACCAAGATAGGCTTTAATCCAAGACTAGCTCCGACACGAGCATTGTCTGGTTTATCTTCAATCCACCAGCAACCAGTATCTTTGTATGGTTCTAATGCTTCATCTTTATCATCACCACAACCCAAGAAAATCATATCATCAAAGATATCACCAAACAATAGAGTCAGGTTCTGTTGACGTAACTTTTGGGCATAACGGTTAGTACTTAATGAAGTGATGCAGTGGAACTTATATCCATGTAACATATTAAGTCGTTTCATGTAATATACTGCATCACGCAGGGGAGGTAAGAAAGCAATTGCTGCTGACTCGTTGAATAACTTTACTAAGGTTTTAGCATATTTTCTTTCGATCTGAAAACGTTTTGCAATGTCATACTGCATGTCATCTACAGTCATAATACCTTGATGGTGCATCCATTGAGTAAAGCTATATTCCCAATCACACAAAACACCATCACAATCTACCAATATTATATTATCTTTCATTATATTCCTAATCTTTAACAATTTATATAGGTATTATACCATAGAAATACATCCTTGTACACAGTTATTTTAATATATTTACAATCTTTTTTGCCAGCTCCTTGAACGCTGGATTAGACATCTTCCGTGTTGTTTCTGCTGCTGTTCCAATACGAATACCACTGGTTTCCATGAATGAACGTGGGTCATTTGGTATACCATTCTTATTGACAGTAATCCCGTTCTCTTCTAATAGGTCTGCAGCTTCTCTTCCACTGTACTTACTATTGCTCAAATCCATTAAGATAACATGACTATCCGTTCCACCAGTCTGGACTGGAAACCCATTTTCCTCAAATACTTTACACATAGCTTTAGCATTCTGTACAACATTATAAGCATAATCTCTAAACTCTAGAGTATTAGCTTCAATGAAACATTGTGCCTTAGCTGCAATGATATGCATCAGTGGACCACCCTGAGTACCAGGAAAGATTGCCCCATTAATACGTTTACTAAATGCTTCTTCGTTCCAAAGTATTACTCCGCCTCTTGGGCCTCGCAAAGTCTTGTGTGTAGTAGATGTAACCACATGAGCATGCGGTACAGGATTAGGATATACTCCACCAGCAATAAGGCCCGAGTAATGAGCCATATCAACTAATAACAATGCCCCGACTTCATCTGCAATTTCTCTAAAAAGTTTCCAATTAATTCTTCTCGGATATGCGCTTGCTCCAGCAACAATCATCTTAGGTTGGACTTCAATGGCCTTAGCTCTAATCTCATCGTAATCTAATAATCCATTAGCATCAACACCATAGGTATATGCATCATATACTTTACCTGAGATATTTGGTGGACTACCATGACTCAAGTGTCCGCCGCTAGCCAAATCCATACCAAGGATCTTATCACCTGGTTTTAGGAATGCTTGATACACCGCAGTATTAGCATTTGCTCCACAATGTGGTTGGACATTCGCATAGTTAGAACCAAACAAATCACATAATGTATCGATAGCAAGTTGCTCAATAGAATCCATATGGTCGCATCCATTATAGTAACGCTTACCTGGATAACCTTCAGCATACTTATTCGTAAGAACACTACCAGCAAGTTTCATAACAGCTTCACTAGCAAAGTTCTCACTAGCAATAAGTTCTATTGTACTTACTTGGCGAAACGTTTCATCAGCTACCATTTTTTCTAATCGTGAATCAATGTCCCCTTTACCAACTACTACTGCATCATTGCCGGAAACAAAATTAATATAACCGTAATTATCCCTACAACGGTATTCTATACCGCCGTTATTGTCTGGACCTATAACTGTTCCGTTGTATTCCACTTCTTGACCAATGCTATTCCAATACCATTTCATTGAATCATTACAGCTTACGATCCTAATCTTCTTCATAAAAGCCTCTATCAGTTAATTCTTTTACCATGCAATTTCTAATAACCGGTGCCGCCATACAATTTGTCAATACTGCATCAATATGATCAGTATCCATATCTGCAACAGATTTAAATGTTACTGGTTGATCACCATTAATGCCACGGCTGCCCCATTTAATTATATGCCGTTGAACGGCGTGGGGTTCGTCATCATGTAGACACAAATCAACCTCATCACCATTCGCAGAACGTCTCACATAATCACGTCCACCATCAATCATATACTCTTTGCCGTTTGCATCAGTATGTGTCTTATAGTCGTGACGATGAGTAGATTCTAATACCGTACCATCAGGTGTTCTTATTGCATTTCTTATTAAGTTGTTCACATTTACTCTCCAACTGATCAATTCTTTCTTCTAAAAATTTAATATATTCCGTGACTACTGATGAGTCACACAAGGTTTGACAACAAATACTAATCTGCTGTTTTGCTTCTGTTTCTAAAGATATATCCCTATGAACCATAGTCCAACTCTTCCCATACTGTAGTTTCAGGCATGAGTTCGACTAGATTCGCACTAGATAATTTATTGTAAACCCCGGCAATACTCATACGAATACCGTAACCGTCTTTATGACATTGGTATACACTGCCGCTAAAACCTTCGAAGCAAAAGTATTGGCCATCGAATGTTACTGATTTGATACCGCTATTGATTCGCCAGTGGTCACCATCGAGGTAACCACCTGACCAACCGCCAAGTACTTTATAGAACGGATTATCGCCCAACACTTTTAATACTATCCAAGAATCCGGATTATATGTTGACATAATATTATACCTCTTTACACAATAACGATTAACGATACCATTATAACATAGTTAACATCAAATGTACACAGTTAAAATACGTATGACATAGTTACTGCGACATGCTCCATTGGATAATCACTACCCGTGGTCTTACCGATGCCAGCTTGTATAATATACTCAGTAGACAACTTATACCCTAGGTATATCGTTTGCCTAATGGTTTTGTCATCAGCATTAATGTACTTTAGATTTACGTGAGTAAACATATTATTAGTCAGTGGAACAAATGCCCCTCCTTCAATAATATGTGATTTATCATTATCCTGATCAATACTCACACCAGTTGAGCCATATACATCCATATAATTAAGTCTTAGATTAGTTCCAACTTGTAGTTGAGTAACAGTTTGTTCATCTAAGAACGGTACATCGAAATCGATGCTTCGATGATATACTGATGCATTAAGTTTACCAAACTCACGCTTAAGTTTAATACCGTATCCATTACCATTTAAAGTTCCGACATATGGTACATCATTAATGGTCTCTTCGGTCATACCGACACTTAAGATTGTTTTGGCTTGAGCTGTTGTTGGTATCGTTGCGGCCAATACCATGGCCATAATATATTTAGTTTTCATCGTCCAAATAACTTCCTTCGGTTATATTCTGCAATAGTTTCTAGCAATTTAGACGTCCAATTGTCTCGGTGTTCGATAAACACCTGATTCCCTTCGTCACCTGCTATAACGGTGACAAGTTGTGTAATAGGCATGCCAGTCCGTTCTTCCCACATAATTGCATATGCAGCTTCCTGAACAAAGTAACCTTCACACCATTCTCTCCTCTTAGTCTTAGCAGAAGTCTTATAGTCAATGATAGAGATTTTTCCATCCCATACGCCAACTAAATCGACTCGGCCTGCAAGACCAAGATGATCAGAATACAGAGCAGCTTCCTGTGCATAGACTAAAGATAACCTTTCATCTAGTACTGGTTTAGCTTGCTTGAATGTTTCCATAATATGTGGCATTACGTCTTTGTCAAAGTCTTCGTCATTATCCACATACTTTTCAAGTATTTCATGAACAGCTGTGCCCCGAGTGGATGCCCGGTGAGAAATCTTATTCGCTTCCTCTTCTCCAACACGGGCTCTCCACTCACGGATATGATCTTCGCTTAAAATGCTAAGGACAGTCGTAACGGAGGGGTATTTTTTACCCGTAGGCGCTTGATAGAAGCGGCCGCCTTTACCTGTTTCAGTGTTTAAGTCATCATACCCTAGGGCAACTGGTTCATGTTTAAACGTCATCGTACTTTAAATCCTGTATTAATTCTTTTAATGCTTTCAAAATCTCTAATAATTCTTCAGCTTCTTGCTTATCTTTCTCAGTATCTATTGAGAAGTTAATTTCAATCTTCATTTATATTCCAGGTTATTCTTTCGTTAATTGCCATCTCACATGCATGTACATAATCTTTATCTTCATCATTTAAGAAATTCCACTTAAATCTAGCAGTTTCGACTAAGGCAATTACAGTTTCAGGGTCGACAAGATGTAAGTTAGTTTCCATGCATTCTTGTAACTTATCCATATCTGCAGTTATCTTGTCATAATATTTATCTAGTTTACTCTTCATCGGGTATCTCCTTTAATACCATATAGTCAGACCCTGACCATGAGTTTTTAGTACACCATTCATCCGCTTTCTCGCGAGTGTCAAACGTTTCGTAAAACGTTCGTATTAAACTATCATAGTCGTTGTCAAATTCTGCTATTTTGTAATTCATAACTTATCCTATATTATAACACGTTTTATTAAATATGTACACACATATTATTTAATCTGCCCACTTTATCTCTTTACCGTGCCAAAGTTCAAAACGCTCGATGAGTTGTTCATAACTCAACTGTACGTCAGTTTCTAAGTCCCATAGGAAATCTCCAAGTGCATTCCAATCTTCTTCATGCATTGGTGCTACACCGTATTCGTCCCAACCGTCATAACCTTGTTTACTACTATCACGAATGTCAATACGTCCGCCAGAATAATGTGTAGTGATTTCATCATACTCCCACACGTCACCTGGTCCAAGGCCTTTAGGATAGAATTTCCTACCTTCTTCAAGAACCTTACTGACCTTGCGTGTAAGCCCACGTTCGCGAAACCAGTTCATCGATATAGGACCCATGAAGTTTGTACTATATGAAATCATTGTCCGCTCTTGCCTACTAAATCTCTTTTATATACTGCGGTGATATTCGTACCCATCTGAGGACACACCAAAATCATTTCAGGTAATCCGTGTTCATCAGATTCACCACCTTCACCGCAGATAAAGAACGAACCACTCTTATCAGGTTGAGTATGATACCAAACCTTTGCGAGTTTCTGAAACAGCGCGTATTCTTTATCTGTAATTTCTTTCATCGCTCTTCGGCACCAACCCATTCACCAAATATTTCTGGGGCCTGCTTTGCTGCCTCTTCCATATAGTACTCACCAGGATAATGTTTAAGGCAGCGGTATGCTTCGGTTCTTACTGCTTTGGGTACACGGGGTGTCTTCTTAGGATTCATTAGATCTACTAAAAATTGCCTTGTGTTATTTACAGCCCACCGGCGTTCATAGTTCATTGTCATAATCATCTATCTCCGCTTTATCAATTTTATAGCCTTTAACTTTAGACTCTTTTTTCTTATCTTTATGGGTAGCAGGTCTATTATACTTTTCCATATTTTTTGCTACAGGATTTATAGGTGTAATCCGCCGATGCGATTTAGTCCCAGAGATTTTCATAGTATCTTCCAAATAATCTGAATCCGTTTGAGATTCTTTCTTGATATGCCTTCCGACCTTCCCCATCGATTTTAAATGTATCATTAGGCCCTTTAACTAACTCTGTCATACCATCTTCTCGTGGTATGTAGTTAAAATCATGTTCACCGGAATAAAATTGATCTTCCCAGTCTTCTGTCTTGCTCTGAAAGGCAAAGATCATCTCGTCTATTACCCAATCCCAACGTTCAAAGAACTTAGGATCAGTCTTACCATTTTTAGTGTATGCAGCTTGATCTTCCTTTGTTGGATGCAGGTTCTCTGGCACATCTTGTAAATCGACATTCGGAGAACCATGCATGCCAGTCTTTAGTTGTATCAACATAGGTAACACTATGTGTGCAAGCGTGGTGTCCATGTTCCAAGTATCATAATCATCTATACGAACTGATACTTTCTGCAAATTCTTCCAACCTAGCTTCTCAAACAACCAATTATGGTACCGTCGATGTGTAGGATATGGTCCTATCTTGACTTTCATATATGTCGCCTCATTGATAATAGATTATATTATAACACAAAAAAAGAAAAATGTACACATTTATTTTCAAAATGTGTACATTTTATTAATCATGGTCTGTTATGCCAAGGTTCTGCTTCTCGAGGAGGGTCAGGATCATCATCCGTTTTTGCCTGCTCCTCTTTCTTTTTCTTCCCGAAGATCTTTTCCCAGTTATCTTCGTATTGCTTAAGGTTAGATCCTTGACGTCGATCCGAACCCTTGCCGCCGTGCCATTTAGATTTCATGTTATTTCCCCATCATTTCCTTAGTCATAATGAAGTCCCTAACCATACCTGATCGAACAATATCTTTCCAGATAAATTCTACCGATTCGAATCGATTCATATTATCTAGAATTTCAAGGAAGTTATTAATACCATCTTTATCACTCTCACGAGTAAAATCAGACTGGTAATAATCGCCACAAAGAACAAATTTACAATCATGACCAACACGAGTAATGATAGAACATAGCTCGTGGTAGTTACAGTTTTGGGCTTCATCAACAATGATAATAGTATTATTGAATGTCATACCACGTAGGTACGATGTTGTGCAAAATTCCACTTGCTTAAGTTGTATAAACTTACTCCATGCTTCCCTGTCTCCAAACAAATCATTTATTATAATTTGGTAAGGAATTGTATATGCAGCTTCTTTCTCCTCTTGAGTTCCTGGTAGGAAACCCATATCACGAGTAGGAACTGCAGATCTTACAATAAGTACCTTTTGATAAGGAGTGTTTTTATCTAACACATTCCTCATTGCATGGTACAGCGATATAAAAGTCTTACCAGTTCCTGCAGAACCTGATAAAACCATTCCGTCATTTTTGTCCCAATGGTTAAATACAATCTCTTGATTTGACGTCATTGGTTCTAATTTTATTAGGTGTTCAAGCCTAAGTCGAGTAGGTTTAATTGTACCCATTTATTTTGTTCTCACTAAGTGTCTATCTTTAGGTGGCATTCCGCTTCGAACCCGATCTTGCACTTCTTTCCAACCATCACCGGCTTGGGTCAAAGCACCTCGAGTAACACCACCGCTGGAGATCCCAGGGGCTTTAGTGATGATACTCTCTTTATTCGGATGTTCTTTTAGATACTCTGTAAGGGAAGAATAAGACATCATCATCTCCTCAACCTCTCCAGTATCGTTATCTCTTACGCTATAAATTGGCATTGAATACTCCTACGCCGTTAGTACATTAAACCATTCGGGAATGGCTCGTTGCTTCCATACACATAACTCTGTTTTTTCGTGTATGTAATAGTTTCTATAGGCAGTAACTCCATCTGGATTCTTGCAATAATCTGGCATTGCTTGAGCAAATGGAGTTAGGCCTTTAGTAGTTTCGATATTTTTTGGTGGATGTTTTAATACATCTCTCAGTTTTGTATCAGTTTCATGAACTTTACCATACCTATATGTATACTCATCACATAATGCAACGAATAGGTCATAATGCCATTGATAATTTTCTAAAGATTCTCTTGTCCAGATAGTACAAGGATGGTTAACATGGACAGCTTTATAGATGAGATCATTATTCTCTTCTAGCTTCCATCGTTTGATATTGCGACCAGATCTAGACTTATCGGCATATTCTTCACCGTCTAGAATTCTATGTGCAGTTGATAGCATTTGTGCAGCCTCGAGTATCATCTTTACAACATGCTTGTTGTTATGATATTGAGCTGCGGTTATTGGATTATTGTCAAGTACAAATATATTCATAATGTGTATTATATCATAGTATAAAGAGAAAGTAAACCCCTAAATGCGAGGTTTACTTTCATTATTTTCTATCTATGAGACCCTCGATAGTTCGTTAATATAATCGGAAAGATACTCAATTTTCTTTTGCATCTTATAAACATGCGTGTCTTTACCCTTTTTCTGCAAACTCCGTTGATAGTGTTGTGTTTCTTTTCTATCTCGTTTAAGTCTTTCGATCTCATGTAACCTCATGGTTGTACTCCGTTAAAGTTATTGTTTGTATAAGATCATTATATAGATTAGGGATTAACCTCCTTTAAGTTGAGTCAATAATCGTTACTGTTTATTTTCTTCAGGGAAAAGGCTAGGGAATGTCTCGGCACATAATTTCTTAGTAATGCCACTATATTTTCCTTTGAGCTTTTTATCTTTCATTGCGATCACTAGATCTGCTTCATTTGAATGAATTGATTCTAGTAAATCGATGAACATTTTTTCACGTCGGGCAGGAAGAATTCTATCTCCGATTCCGCCTTTCACAAAATACTTGAATTTACGAGTCTGGTTATACAGCGTAGATGGCTGGTGTCCAATAGGAGCATCGTCTTTCGTATATGGGGGAGTTCCATCTGGAATGTTAAATTTGATGGATTCGTCGAAGCCACCCTTAATAATATCTCTTAAGGGTAACGATGAATTTGCCAATAAGAACTTTTTCTTTTCTTCTTTGGTCTTTAGTTTTGCTGCGTATTCGAATACTTCTGATATTAGTTTCTTAGCCATATGTATAAAATTCCTCAACACTGTCAATCAATAGGTTACATCGTTTTTTAATTAAATAGTTTAATACTTTCATCTTCATTGGTACTTTGGTCTCATTAAAAGTATTTATAATTTCTTTTTTTACAGACTCAGGGATTTCGGTCAAATCAATGAGTGTTTTGTTACGTTGGTAATTCCTATAGGTCTCATCATCCATAACAGATTTTAGATCTTCAGCATTTTCTAACCACATCTCGATCTTTTTCTTTGTAACAGGGGTTTGTCGTTTACCATCAGATGCCAAACAATCATCACTAGAAAGAATATTTGGAATACCGTCACCAGTATCACCCTTGATAACATGTTCAAATAGATACTTACGAGGGTTCTTATCTGTTACAACTTTCTTTTGCATCGGAGAAAACTGTTGGACATTGTTAAATCTCTGAAGTTGGATATAATCCTTATCGGAAGAGATAATCATTACCTTTTCGTCTTTACCAAATTCTTGAGTCTCTAGCGCAAGACCAGCAATAATATCATCAGCTTCACATCCTTCGATTTGAAGAAGTTTGTATGGAAGATTCTCGGAGATCTCTTCACGTACTAGGTTTAGAATGCGGAAGATTTCAGGCCAATCCATATCAGAGGAATCACGGTTCTTTTTACGATTAGCTTTGTAGTAAGGAAAGTAGTCTCTACGCCATGTATTTGGGGCATCACAACATATTACCATGTTGCCATATTCATTACGGTATTTCTTGTTATACATCCGAAGAGAGTTTAGAATCATATGACGGATCATATTCTCTTCATTAAGTTTTTGCACAAAAATATTACTCAGTGCAATCTGGTTAAAATCAATCAAAATCATCGTATTCTTCCTCATCATCAAAATGTAAATGTTCCCCTTGTGATGCATCACAAAGTTTATCATATAGTTCATCTAAGTCATACTGCATCATATGACTATAACCTTTGTATCTTAATAGCATTGAGCTGATTAAATTTAAGATAACAAATACGTCCTTAGCTTCATACGCATCAGGATTTTTAAATTCCATATCTCTATATTCGGGAACCCAGTCTTGTTCGGCAATTCCAACAGTCATTAGATCAAAAATGTAATGTGCCATTTGCACAGCATTATCTTGATCGACCATAGCCTCATAGTATTTCTCTTCAATATCGGCCTGCATGCGTTGCACACGAGGCGTTATTGGAAATTGTATAACATTATCTTTATTCATAACATGTATTATACCACAGTTTAGAGGAGATGTACACAACTATTTAATAAGATTTTTTACATGCATACCTGATATCTTACAGGCAATAATCCCATTATAATAATTTTCAGATAAAAGGACATCCCTATCAAACTGTTCCTTTGCTTCCATATATGAACAGTCTCCCTTGGATTTGCAAAGATGTAATATCTCACGTTTAAAGTTATCAACGCCGTGTTCTATTACATCTTTATTCAGACGATCATTAGAACCATAATAGTCTTTCCAATTAGATTCAACCAGTAACTTTTTTCGTCTCTTTCGAGTCTTGGTTATTGGTAACGTTTTGGTGCTCCAAAACCATTTCTTCCCTACGTACTGCTGATTCGTTATCTTGTTGGTTATTAGATAAACGAAACCATACAGTTCTTTGGGACTGCACTCTTCTGGAAGTTTGTATTCTTTGTCGTGATATAGCCATTTATTTGTCATACCTATATTTATTCATCATCAAAATCGAGTTCTTCACCAGACCAAGCTAATTCCTCTTGCTTTTCACCGCAGACTGGACAATAGATTGGCGGAGCTTCTTCGTAGATAACATCAGTTCTAGTATAACATGCTTCACAATCTATTTCGAGTCTTCTTTTAGTCATTAGGATACCTTTTGGAATTCGTTCCAACCACCAATTGATTTGCCATCAATAGTGATTTGTGGAAATGTTCTAGCTGTTGGAAACTTTTCAAGCAATTCTTCTCTTGTAAAATCTTCACCCAGCATATATTTTTTATATGTTACTACCTTCTCAATGTATGAACTCATGCTCTCGGCTTTCTGAATTGCATACTGGCAATAGGGACAATCTTCTTTACTATAAATTTCAATGTGCATAATATACTCCTATTATTATAAACTTAATCCAGCCATTGTTTCGGCTGATACGTCTTGTTTGACTCCACCTGTTACATATGAGGTAATTTCTGTTTCTTGTGGTGCAACTTGTACGTTACCGCCACCGATCCATTTTTCAGTCCATGGTAATGGGTTAGTCTTAGATACTGTGTATGGGCAATGGATTCCTAAGGCTCTCATTCTCTTACATCCAATGAATTCAACATAATCGCCTAACAGTCTTTCATTTAGACCAATCATACTTCCGTCTTTAAACAAGTATTTTGCCCAAGCTTTTTCTTGCTCAATTACATCGACAAATAACTTTTCAACTTCGTCTTTCATCTCATCAGCAATCTTTACCATATCAGGATCTTCTTTGGTAAAGTTCTTAATGATATTAGTGGTAGCCGCTAAGTGAACATTCTCATCTCGTGCAATAAACTTAATAATCTTTGCGTTGCCTTCCATTTTTTTAAGCTCAGCAAATGCCCATGAACATGCAAAGGATACATAGAAGCGAATACCTTCTAAAGCATTTGCTGCCATCATAGCCATATATAAAGATTTCTTATGTTCATATGAACCATATCCTGGAGAGATTTGGTTACGTTGTTCTAGATCATCGTAATACTTTGAAATATCAGTAGCACAATCACTGATCTCTTTGCTATCCATAATGTTATCAAATACTTCAGATGGATTAGCATACACATTACGAATAATATGGGTATAAGATCTTGAGTGGATAGTCTCAAAGAATGTCCACGTCATGACCCAATTCTCAATCTCAGGAATTGAACTAATAGGCAAGAACGCAATAGCCGGATCTCTACCTTGAACAGAATCCAATAAGATCTGTCGCTTAAGGTTAGAAGTAAAGATATGCTTTTCGTGATCAGTACAACTATTAAAGTCTTTCTTGTCTTTTGATACGTCTACCTCTTCAGGTCTCCAAAAGAATCCCAATTGCTTATCAGTAATCTTCTCAATAGATGGATACTTTAATTGGTCGTACCGTGCGATATCTACCGCTTCATCTAAAAACATATTTTTTTCTAGGTGGGATTTCTTTTTCAGATTTTGCATGAATCGCAATCTTCCTCGTCGTCAATAATTGTTTGGGTTGATGCACCATCATATGCGTGATGCGTTTCATTATCTGTCATTTCTCCAGCACCGTCAAAAGTGTTGAAGTAATAGAGTTGCTTAAGACCATATTTGTAAGCAGTTACAAGGTCCTTTATAAGGATTGACATCGGGATCTTTGAGTCTTCGAAGTGCTCAGGGTTATACGATGTATTAACACTTATCCCTTGGTCAACATATTTCTGTAGAATAGCACAAATGTGAAGATAACCCTCCGGAGATTCTTGGTCCCATAGGAGATCATATTTATTTTTAAGGTGATGATACCCAGGAACAACCTGAGCCATAACCCCATCTTTACTTTGTTTATACGATACCAAAGCTCTAGGAGGTTCAATACCATTAGTACTATTACTAATCTGTGCAGATGTTTCGGCTGGCATAAGTGCCATGAGAGTGGAATTACGGATACCTGTTTCTCTGAGTTGGCAGCCCAATTCAGTCCACGGCATGCGTACCCGGTGCTCTACAATATTATCTACTGCACTCTTATATGTATTATTTGGAAACACTCCAGATGCGTATTTTGTCTCATTATTTGCATTTATTTTACCTTTTTCTTTCGCAAGATCGGCAGATGCTTTAATGAGATAATACGACCATGCCTCTGCATATTCATCTACGGTTTCATATGCAGATGAATCATACTTCATACCACGTTTTGCAAGGAAGTATGCAAGGTTAATGATACCAATACCTAATGGTCTACGGTTCATAGTGCCTCGATGTGCAGCAGGAACTGGATAGTCTTGATAGTCTAACAACTCATCTAAACCACGTACTGCTAAGGTACAATACTTCTCAAACTCAGAAGGATCATTAATAAGACCCCAATTGATTGCTGAAAGAGTACATAGAGAAATCTCGCCGTTCTCATCATCAGCTGATTGTAATGGAGTAGTTGGTAGATTGATCTCTACACATAGGTTACTCATACGGATAGGAGCAACTTTAGCATCAAATGCGCCATGATCATTTGCGTGATCTACGTTCTGCACATAGATCCTACCAGTATCTTTACGTTCACTCAATAGAGAAGAGAATGCTTCAACTGCTGTCATCGTTTTCTTACGAATAGAACGAGTCTTTTCATACTTTTCGTATAGCTCTTTAAACTTATCTTGATCATTAAAGAATGATTCATATAGTCCAGGAACATCGTTCGGATCAAAGAAAGTAATACTGCCACCAGTCAATAGACGTTCATACATAAGCTTGTTGACTTGGAATGCATAATCCATATGGCGTACACGGTTTTCTTCAGTACCCTTATTGTTCTTTAGTACTACAAGATCTTCATACTCATAATGCCACATTGGTAGGTATACAGTAGCTGCACCCCCACGTACACCACCTTGGGAGCACGATTTTACTGCTGATTGGAAATACTTAAGGAACGGAATAAGTCCTGTGTGCACAATAGAACCATCACCGACTTCAGCACCAGCTGCACGGATAGATCCTGCACCAATACCAATACCAGCCTTTTTGCTTATGTACTTGACAATCGAAGTAGCAGTAGCATTAATACTGTCAAGGGAGTCTCCAGATTCGATGAGTACACAAGAACTGAACTGGCGAGTCGATGTTCGAACTCCTGCCATAATTGGTGTTGGGAGTGAGATATAGAATTGTGAGATAGCATCATAATAATCCTTAACGTATTGTAGTCTCGTCTCTTTAGGGTAACTACCAAACAACGTGGCAGCAACCATCATATAAAGAATCTGAGGGGTTTCATAGATTTGTTTTGTCTTACGGTTTTGTACCAGATACTTACCACGGAACTGTTCCATACCGACATAGGTAAATGTATCATCTCGTTCATGCTTGATATATGAATCAAGTTCTAGTAGTTCTTCACGAGTATATTTCTGCATGATATCGCCATCATAAACACCTTCAGCGATATTATTGATTACGACTCTTACAAGATCCCATGGTTCATATTGACCATATACTTCTTTACGAAGTTTATAGTTAACAAGCCGTGCGGCAACATACTGATAATTTGGGGTGTATTCTGAGATTTGCTCAGCTGCAGATTTAATAAGCAGCTCGTGAATATCATAAGCTGGAATCTTATCGTATAATTGGATATTTGCTTTTAATTCAATTTCAGAGATTGAGACACCGGTGATTCCATCAGTAGCCCAATCCAAAACTTTGTGTAACTTCTCTAAATCAAAGGGTTGGATGCTCCCGTCCCTTTTTGTGACGTTAAAATTCATAATGATATATTCCTATCTTGTAATATTATATATTATACCACAGTACGCGGTATATGTACACAACTATTTTTTCTTTTTTTCAATCTTATCGAGTCGTGCCGTGATAGCATTAATGCGCTCGATAATCTCAGTTGTTCCATCAGGAGAGATAGGAGGATGACTATTAATTTCTAGTTCTTTTAATCTTTCGGCTATAAGCGGAAATTGCTTTTGGAATTTTGCATCTTTCTTTGCAACGTCAATATCGTATTTAGTTGCTACGTATTGCATAAAGGCATCTAGGTGCTTTTGAAACCAGATGCCCATAGTAGTACCTTGCCACCATTGGTAGAATGAACTACCGACGACGGATCCAAGGATAGATTTGAGGATAAACCAATACATTATACTATATCCTCTTTATTGTTTTTAATATACTCTACATAGTTAACCATAGAGTGATCAGTCAGTGCATCAAAGAACTTACCTCTTTTCCAGCCGGCCCAGATACCTCTAAAGATATCTTTTACTTGTTGCCATGGAGTAAGCTTTCTGAGTTGACCATAAGCATTAAAGTACTGAAGTGTACCATGATGTTTAAAGCGTAAAACCGCTGGTGGTACTTTAGTTACAATATCATTATTGTTAACGAATCGGTAATGAGTACAATCTACATTCTTGATGAATCGTTTACCTCCGACTCGTGGCGACCCGAACGTGAATAACTCTGTTGGCGTATAGCGTGATGCAGCAATAGTAGCCATAGCACCGCCGAGAGAATGACCACAAATGTATACATTTTTACGTGCCTTTAGTTGATCGTTTTGTTCTAGTTCTTTTAGGATGAGAACCCATAGGTCGTTGATCTCTTCTTGGAAACCACCATGAACTCTACCGCCGGCTTGGGCTGAATGCTTAACTACTTTCAGATCAGCCATAATATCGTTAAATTTAGTTGGCTCAGTTCCTCTGAACGCAAGCCATAGATCTTCTCTACTACGAAGAACTAAACATTCAGCTCCATCGTTAGCTAACAATTTAACTGAGGCAAATCCTAATTCTTTGCCTGCAATCTCTGCTTGTTCGGCCTGTGCATAAGCTAGTTGTGCAAGCTTAGCTGCGACCAGTGCTCTTTCGCCTAAAGACAATTGCGAGCATTTAATTATTTGGTTGTTCGGTGCCATTCCCATCATCTCCAGTATTAGTGTTGTCATTTGCATTATTTATCGTTGTAACTTTCTTGTAGTATACAACTACCTCCTTCAATTCTTTAACATACCTCTTTATTTCTTGTAAGTTGTATGCCATTAATTCGTAATCAGCCGGTGACATAGCAAAGAACACCAAATTGCCGGATTCTTTTTCGATTCTCTCTAAAAATTCATCTAGGTTTTTTTCTGACACGACATACCAATAAGGCTCCTTCATGTCGATGGCCCTAGGCAATACAGGTTGTGTAATGGGAATTTGTATAGGTACTGTTTTGATCTCAACCGGAATCGGCTGGGGTTTCAGTAGTGAACAACCACTAATTATCAATATTGTCGATAAAAGCGCTGTCGTTCTCAAGAGAGGTGAATACATCTTTTGTTGCTCCGTTAACTCTAGGCTCAATTAGTCCGGGCTTTGCAGCAGCTAATCGTGCTAGATCATGTCGTTTAAAAATATCTAAATATCTATTCATTTCACCTTGAATCTGTTGATTCTTAAGAATCATTTCATTCAAGCCTTCGGTCTGCGTAGCATAAGATGTTTGTAGGGAATTAATTGTATCCTCTTGGGTTTCGAATTTTAGCTCGTATGCTTTATTCATATCACGTAATGTGATCATCTCTGCCTGAGTAGTGGTATAATAGAAATAACCACCAATACCCATCATGAGCATCATACCAATAAGAATTTTACTTAACATTTTGTCTGGCTTCTCTGCGTGCTAGAAGCCTCTCAAAGAATTTTCTACCCTCTTTGGTTCTTCCATCATATGATTTCTTTTCTTTTTTCTTTTTTGACAGTTGGACATCTGCCGGCATCGAAACTTGACCATTGCCAGCATTATTAGCAGCCATTTCCCACTGTTTAAAGTTATCTACGCTCATCGTGAAATATCTCCATTTGTAATATATATCTTTTGATTTGTTTTTGGATGATATACACCATATACATTGCATCCGAACATTGTTGCTGATGGCTTAGTAACCTGTTCAACAACAACTTTGCTATTCTTTAATGCAATCACTTCACCAGTTACAGGAGAAGCAATGTCTGACATAAGCATATAGGTACCTTTAGACAATCCAGCATCGGTTTCAAACCAGGTATTCTCGGCGATCATCGAATCATCATCAAATTCAGATCCTAGGGCTTTTTCTAAGGTTCTTCTAATTGACATGTCAGACATTCCGGTATGCTCTTTAATAAGGAATAGAGCAGCAGCATAACTAGCTAGTTTAGTTTTACCAAACGGAAGTTTTTCGAGTAATCTTTTTACATTAAAGACTAAACGATGGAATACAGTAAATGAACTCTTTTGCGCAGGAGTTCTATTGGCTTTGACTATCACATTACCATTTTCATCAATGACGCCTTCTTCATAGGCCTTCATATCTGTCCATTTAGTAGTGAGTAGTTTGAGGAATCTAAAGGCATAGAATAAATCACCAGCACCAGAGATTATACCTTCTTTTAATTGCATTTATAGATTCCTCAATCTTTGAACAATATTGTCATCCAATGGTATTTCTACCATATCTGTTTCTTTTATATAATTCAAGAAGATCAGAAAAGGTTTGATATATTTCAAATGGCCTTTTCCGATCTTAAATTGAATCATCTTATTTGCTGCTTCAATACCAAAGACATTATGGATCACAATAAGGTGATTGATAATAAGTCTTTCCTGTAGATCCCCAGCAGTTTCGTATCTTCCTATTAATCTTTTAAGATACTTAAATCGGCTTAAATCTTCTTTAAACTCTTCGACGTCTATGCATTCCGGATTATCATAATGATTAGCGGCGAAGAGAGCAAAGTTTTTGCTTGTGAGTGTATCAAATATTTTCATCATATACTATATATCACTCAGCTAAATGTTAATCTTCTTCATTATCTGCTTCGTAGTTAGCATCAACGTAATCAAAGAATTCTGCACGCTTATCTTTTTCCAATTCAGATGGCGACTTAACACCAAACTTAGCTAGGGCTTTCTTAAAGAATGCTTGATATTTCTTTTGCTTATCAGACTCTTCTTTAGGAATTTCTACTGCTTCGCCGAATGTCTTAATAATTTTCGTAACATCCTTTAAATTGAGTTTGAGCGCTTTAGCGATTTGAGCCGCAGTCTTGCCGTCTTGAAGCATCGCGTCAATTTCTGACATAATACCTTCGTCAAGATCTGTAGCTTCTAGTAACTCTGGAAAGATATCTTCGATATCTTCTGAATCCATACCATACATATCGCTTGATAGCCATGCAATAATATTTTTCTTTTCACCAGTTACGTCAGCAGTGTCTCCGCTCATTTTGATTTTAATCTTGAATTTTTTCTCAGCTGCTTTGGCATCATCTTTGTCGCCAATAAAGTCGACATCAATCGTTTCTTTACCTTTACCAGCTTTTAGCTTAGCTTCGTCAATAGTAATAGTTACTTCTTCTTTTACGATAGTACCATCGGACTCAGCACCAGATTTCTTAACTACATGCTTATCTTTAAAATCTTTTTCGCCTTGAGCTTCTGGCTCTGCAACTTCGGCAACATTTTTAGCATTCTTTTTCTGAAAATCTAGGGCTGCATTATTAGATGCACGGTCGCCTCTTTGTGCATAAACATCTAAATAAGTTTGTGCATGGGCAAGGGCAGTTTTTTCATCTTTATAAGATACTGCTGCAAGGTACATAGTATGACCTTTTTCAGTATGAGTAACCTTAGGACGATAACCTTTTTTGCTTTTTTCAGCACCAACAGTATAATCACCAGCGTCAATGGCTTCATTGACATCAACACTTTCGTCAACTTCGTCTTTTTCATCATCACCGCTTCCGGCCATTAGATCAGTATGATTCTCTTTGGCATAGTCATCAGCTTCTTTACGATCTTTGAACTTAGCTACAGCTTTGCCATCTTTATCAACGACGACGAATGATTCGCCACCATCGATTTCTTTTACATGATCCTTAGGATCCATTTCTTCTTTTTGAACTTTGCCCTCTAGCACGGCTGTAACGGCGGCAGCTACGGTCAAATCTTTATCTTTAAACAAACTCATTTTGTTTCTCCTGGGGTTATTTTATTGTAAAATATTTGTAGCAACTATCGTAGCGGCTGCCGCCATAATTAGCCAAAACACTTTATTAATTATATTTATAGTAAGTTTATTTCCATCTACATCTTTCTCTAATCGATCAACACGATTATTGAGTCTAACTAATGAATCATTCTGTACTTGTGAAGTCGTCATAAGTACCGATATTTTTTCTTCAGCACGGGCCAAAGAAATAACCGCCTCAGATAATTTATCAAGTTTATCTTCTATGCGATCTAATCTTTTATTTTGCTCTTTGTGCTCAGCGCTTAGTGCATCAGCCATTCTTGGTAATCTCCAGTTTCAGGTCATTCAAACCTTTTATAAGTCTATGATATGTCCCATTAGGTATATCAATAATTAAATCATTAACTAATAAAAAGGGTAAACAATTTTCAATTTGCAATTGCCAACCTTCACTGTCCAGAACCTTTATAGTTCTATCTTCTCTATCTTTATGCCAAACATAACCATTTGATTTTACATCAAAGGTTCTCACATTCCCATGGTCAGCGTATGGATTACCAGAAGTAATTTCCGCCACCCTTTAATCCTAGTTCTTTTGCATACTTAGGTAACCGACAAGCCCAATATCCTGGTGCTAATTTATCGGTTTTAGTATCACATTGGTGTCTTGCTGCAAAGTTCTTTGCTGCTTCTTTATCATTAATCTTCGAAGTAAGGCCACCCTTTTCGTCACCGAACTCGATCTTCTTTACGTTGCCGGTTGCTGGGTTCTTTACATAAACCACATACTTCTTATTGCCATCTGATCTCTTTGGAGAGTTCAGTTCAGGTTCAGAGGCTTCAATCATTGGAGACTCTAAGGGAACAGTTACGCCCTCATAAATTCCAAATGCTTCAACAATGTAATCCTTAAAGTCGATCATACTTTTCTCTTAGCAAGATCATACATGAATATTCTGCCTTTTTCTTGGCCCTTATCAGTAACTTCAAGGCCAACCATCTTTGCAAGTTGAGACAGTTTCATCATGCCCTTTTCGTTATTACGATCTTTCATGATATCTCGTTTCATCAGCTTAATCATATAATCAATTGACTTATCAAAGTCAGTAACCAATGGTGCTTCTTCTAGATGTTCTTCTTCAATATCAATAGATTCGTCTAATCCCATTGCGGCGGCTACTGCTTTATTGCCGAACTTGTTACGGAGAAGGTCCGATATTGCGCCCTGTTTATCATATTGAGATAAGTCTACTGGACCGCGATGCTGTTGGTCGACCATGCGTCGTAAGTCTTTAATAGACTTTTTCTTTAAAGAAAGATATTCTTTATACACTGGGCTTGATTTATCAACCGCTTCTACTACATCACGTGCAGTTTGGGCTAATGGCTTATATTCTGACATTGTCTATATACCTTTATTAATTATTTGCGTTTTTCATTCAGTGCTTTTTAGAGGCATTTATCCAGTGCCGCTTCCAAATCAGAAACTTTTATGTCAGGATTACCTAAAGCTCTACTAACAATGGTCTTGTCTTTACAAACATAATCTCGACCATCAAAGTATGGTTCATCTAGAAAGTCTTTGATTCTCTTCTTAAATTTTTGTTTAAGGTATTTGTTAACAACTAACTGATCTCGCCCTTTGTATTTGTCCATAGAATCAGTAGACTTCACTGCCTCAACAAGAGAATTCTCTTGAACATCACTATACGCCTCATTTGCGTTTTTCATCATATCCGCTAGCTTAATAAGTAGCGCTTTATCTTTATCTGAAATCTTATCAAGTTGCTTTTTCTTAGCAATATCTTGTAAAGATTTGGCCCATGACGCTGACGATTCATCAACTTCGACAGATTCTGCTGGCATGATTTGTACTTTAGCCATGAACTTCTTATCATTAGCAAAGCGCGGTTGAATCTTCATTTTCTTCAGTGCAATCTTCAGAGCTTCTTTTTCATCTTTAGCTTTTACAGTTACACCACCTTCGCCATCAATATTAACTTGCATCAGTTCAGGCACAGTTGATTTTCTTTCTTCTACTGACTCATCAAGGTCCTTTAACGTAACGTTCATTGTCTTGTTACCCATCGCGACAACTAAAAAGTCACTGCCATGGCTCATGACTTTGGCAGCTTTACCTTTGACGTTAACACTAGATCCTTCAGGATACTTAGATGCAACTTTTGCGATATCGCCACGTAGGCTCTCACTTAATGTTTTAAACTTAATCATTTTATTACTTTCTCCTGGCGAGTGATTTCATGTTTTCGATCCATTGCTTAGCTAAATAGTTTCTCAATGGTTTCTTTAAAAATTTCTGTATTTCTTTATATACTGCAGTCATGATTTTAACGGAATCTGCCGAGGAGCTATTATCAACGATTGTAAAATCTTGAGCACCAAACATATTTTGGAATGCACCAATATTCTTTTGTACATCCATCCACATTTTTTTAACAAGTGTTGGATCTAATGATCTAGCCCTAGCAGCATTTCTTTCTTGTGCAACTTCTTCTGAAGTGTTTACAAATACCATATAACAATCGTATCCATAAGCTCTTAAGGCAATAAGTTGCTTTTTAACTTTTTCTACATCTTTACCGGTACCGTCAATTACTAAACCAAGTCTACCTTGAAGGTATACCTTTTGTCTTTTCATTGTAAGAGCTTTAGCTTTAGCCCGTATCTCTTGGCCCTTTGGGGACATAATTGTTTCTGGATCTAAGTCAAGGTCAGCCTTTGACATCTTTAATTCAAATAAGTCATCAGAATTAATTATTTTTAATCCAGTAGATTTTGGAACTACTTGTTTTTGGACATAGGACTTACCTGATCCTGGGCCACCGGCAAGAAATATTGCCTTAAAGATCCCAGGGTCATTAACGCCTTCGTTTAACCATTGAGTAAAATTATCCACCGAATTCATGCCCTGCAACTCTCTTCATTTGCTTGGTAAATTCTTCAAAGTCTGGTTTATCTTTATAGTATTTGATCGTGACTTCATCACGTTCTTTACCTTTGATTCTCCACTTATTGCCGTTATCTAATTGCTCAGCATCAGTAACTTTTACAACACGACGTTTAAATCCGTCTTCCCAAGTTTCGCTTTTCTTTTCTTGGACAGATTCAGATTTACCTTTATGTTTAGCCCATAGGTCAGCATCTGCTGTGGTTCGTGTCTTTCCACCGGACATAAAGGAATTGACACGTGCATGTGCCCATTGTGTAGGATTTGTTCCTGGACGATGCCCAGTTTTCCAAGCGCCGTATCCTCGATCGAATACTTGCTTAAGGATTGAATAAGAAATACCTGATTTATCAGATTTAGCCATTAGGCTTTTCTTTACATCATCTGCTTCAACTACATCTCTAAAACTCATTCTCAGAGTAGTTGCCTGCTCTCCAGGGGTTTCTTTTTTATATTTATTTACTAGCTTGTTAGTACCTTCTTCACCAGCACCGCAATCTTCTTCAAGATATTCATTAACTTTCTCGACTGCATCTAACCAATATTTCTTTAAGGTTCCATCAGCGAATTCAACAAGAACGTGATTGGTACCACACATGATTACTTCACCCGTGTCACCAGATTCTTTAATTTTTACAATATCGGATTCTATGAAGAGTTTGCCTTCAATATAGGCTTCTCTTTCTTTTGAGGCAGGAGCTAGTTGGATATGTTTACGATGGTTATAGGATTCTTTTAATCCCATACCTGTACGAATTGCATTGAATAGATCTTGTGTTCCGGTAAAGCCTTTTGGCATACCTTTCGAAAACGATTCAAGATCATTAGCATAAGCCGCAGCGCGGAGCTTAGATGCTGACATACCAGAGACATCATCCGAATCCGGATCGCGATCCCCAGCACTCACTACTCTAATTCCGCCTTCAAAGTTATAAAAACCATGACGACCTTCTACATTGTTATACTTATTTAAGAGAGTTTCAAATTCTGTTACTCTGTCTGATCCAGCAACCAGAGTTGCCTTAGTGAATCCTTGGTCATATAGCTTTACGACAATATCAAAGATGGTACGAATATCGTTATCACCCATAATATTACGTGCATATTTAGGAAACATTTTACGTAAGAATTTGATTTTAGTTTTGAAATTCAGGGGATTCTTTTTAGGATCATTTGATTTTGATGCATAGATTCTGAATTGACCACCACGAGCTACCTTTTTGATTGTGTCAAATAGCTTCTCGTGACCACTCGTTGGAGGATTATATCTTCCCCAACCAAATGTGACTTCTTTGGTTTCTTCTGTGAGGTACTCACCAAATGATTTAAAACCCATTACTCAGCTCCTCCCTTACCTTTAAGCTTCTCTCTATCAGCAGCTTTAACTTTGGGTAAGAGCTTCTTGGCGATCTTTTTGATTGCGCCTTTTTTCTTTGATAATTTCTTTTCAAGATCTGTACGACCAGCAAAGCCTAAGTCACTCTTACTTTTATCCTTAAGGATTTTCTTAATAAGAATTTCTCTAGCTTGCTTTTCTGCACGAGCCTTTAATTTTTCAGGAGAGGCAAGTTTCTTAGCAGCTTTCTTTTTGCCAAGAGCAATCTTTGCTTTGTTTTTACGGAAAGTGGCTTTCATCTTCATCCGTTGAGCAGTAGTCAGAGCTTCGTCTGTATCTACCATCTCTTCGAATTGTTCGACGGTCGTGCCAATGTCATCGTTGCGCTTACGCTTTTGTCTAATGTAGGCAAGAAGCTCATCTTCTTCTTGGCCTGGATTAGCGATAATAAAATCTTTAAATGAATACATTATGGTTTATCCTTGGTTCCCATGTAAAGGTTAGCGACTTGGGCTGTCCCAACCTTTAATAATATCTTTACTGAAGTTGTTTGTAGAAAACTCTAATCTATCAACTAACTTAACAGCACCACCTTCCATACGATCTATAGCAACAAAACCCTCAGGGTTGGTTACTTTAAATCCGGATGTAGTCTTAACGAACGTACCGATCGTATTAAGACTGTTTAGTTTATTTATAATAATTAACTTCGCATCTACAATAAAATTTTGCAAATCGAACACATTTTTTAAGTTTTTTTGATTTTCTTTTGAAAAGAACTTCAATAATACATCACGTTGCTCAAATTTCTTTTGTTTACCAGCGTCTGACTTTAACTTATCAGCTTGTTTAGCATATCTTTCATTTACAAAGTCAATAAGACCTTTTACGTGTTTAGTAGTATCAGTAATACGTTCGTTGGCTCTTACCTTAGTATTATTATATGTATTAATTACTAGGTTAAGTTCTTTATTTGATTCAATCTCTTTGAGGGTAGATCCAGCAATCTTATTAAAGATCTTACCTGCTTCAGATAATCTCTTTGTTACTTCAGCGGTTTCGGCAGCGGTCATTGTAGCAGTACCAGATAGATCAGGTAATGTTGCATCAACCATCCAAACATTCTTACTTGATTTAAGCTTAGGAGTAATCTCTCTACCGAACTCAGCTTTCATTGTTTCAAAACTACCGCCAGAATAAATCGTATGCCATACAATACCAATGTTTGCAGCAGAGATTTCTTTTTCGATAGGTGAACCTTTAGGTACGGCATATACGATTGTATTCGGATGGAATGTAGTATATGTTGTATCACCAATCTTTTCTGATTTTAGGTCTGCTTTATCAAACATAAAATCACCTTGAATTACACCAGTAATACCAAGACCTTTTAGGTTATCATAAGCCATCTTAAGTTTTTTAGATAGATCGCCAGAAGTATCGGCATCGATATCAGCATGGCTCTTATATACTTTAGGCTCTGCGTTGAATACTCCTTTTTTAGAAACAAAGAATTCTCCATCGCGAGGATCGATACCAGCAAATACTGCAGGTGCACCGTCCCATTTTACGGTAACATCAACTTTACCTTTAGAAGATCCAGCCAACATATCACGTAATGATCGTAATGCATTGATTGCTTGACGTGCACCTTTGACTCCACCATCCAATACCAAATCCTCGATGTGAGTCATGTGCGTATTCTTTGCTGCAGCCTCTGATAAATGTTGTTTGAATTTAAGCATTATTCGTATACCTTTACATATGTACTAGAATCTTCTGATTTTGATCCAGCGTAATTAATTAGTTTGGTGATAAAGCGATTTGCTTTAGGGCCAGTGTTTTTATCTATAGCATAGCAAAGATATAATGCTCCAAGCTTAGCAGATACCCATCCAGCATCTTTAGTTGCAAGGTTAGCCTCAAATTCTTGTTCTGAAATATCCTTATAGAAGTGATTATACATCTTCCACATTTCAGCGATAGCACGTTTGTCCTTTTTCTTAGCAATCTTATTAGACATATCTTTAATTGCTTTATGCTCTGGGATTTTCTTTCTAAACACTTGACTTGAAGAATCTACGATAACACCCCAAGATGCTCCACCCCCACGTGCAGTCTTACCTTGAATTTCTACCTTGTTTGTACCTTGATATGAGTTATCTTTAATTCCTAGTTTACCATCATCATAGACAATAGTACCACCCTTCGAAGACCAGAAATTGCCACGGGTTTCTCCTTGGAGTAAGACCTTTACGAGCTTATGATCATCTGTATCTGGGGGTGTTTCAACGTTATATTCGGCTGACTTAGCGGTTTTCTTTACAAGCTTTAATGATATACCAACAAGCTTTCGTTCAGTAAATAATTTAAGGATTGACTTGTTTAACGATCTAATTGATTCAGCATTCAGATCAGAAAGCTTAAATGATTTATCGACTGCCCAGATATCACCTGGATTCCACTTATCATCACTGAACTTTGAAAGGCCTGAATTCTTAAATGCTTGGTTCTTAGCAAGGTAGATACCAATCATAGTTTTAGAACCACGATGGAATACCATACTCTTATTCACATAACCTTTTTTAATGATTAGTTCAGCCGATAGGTACGACGAGGTAAACCAATGATCATCTACACTTAATACTTCTTCAAGAGTAGCATCTACATCTACTTGCTTATAAGCATTCTTTAAAATATCAGGAGTAAAATATTCTTGTGCCTGCATACCATGATCTAACATGGCTTGTAGTAATACACACTGGTGAGATTCGGTAACTTTAGTATTAAGTGTTCCGCCGCCGGCACCACCCATTGCACCACCGAAGACCTTGGATTTACCGAGATCATTTGATGTAATGAATTTATCTCCATCACCCTTAAGGGCAATAGGAGTTTTTTCATTCCAGCTTTTAATTTGGTCGAGAGCAGATTCTTTATCTACAACTACGAACGTTCCGCCTTTAGCAAGTTCTAATGGTTCACCACTCTGAATCAATCTCTTTAGAATATCAATTCTAGCTTCACCGGTTTTACCATTAGGCTTAATCAATTGCGCAGGAGTAAGTTTAACTAATTCTTCTGTTAAACCTACCTTATTAAAATTATTGAACCGTAGCATATTAGATTTTCTCCCGTATGATACTATTTATAGAGTTTTAATCCTTAGAATCGCCACAATAAGGAGTTACTTTTTCTGTTTCTGGATCAATGTAAATGATATTCTCCCGCTCTAGAATCTCTAGCAGCTTTTCAGCACCAAATTTTACACCGGAGTGATATTGACTCCAGCCGTATCCTATAGCACATATGACAATAACAATATATCCATAATAATCGTTGATCATTATCGGCGCTCGTACACGTATGCATCAACACGTTCCGCATACTGTAATGGAAGTGATTGGTCGAATGCCCTAGGCTTTCGTCCTGCCTCAATAGCATTTACTGTACGAGGACCACGTCCCTGCAGTTTAATATAGTATCGAGGACTCTTTCTGAACGTCGCAATGTAATCAGCGTTATCCGGATTATGCTTGGCTCTTGCAAGTGCCCATTTATCTTTCTGCGCTGCAATTTTGTTTACGGCTTTAATGGAATCACGAATCTTTTCAAGCTCTAGCATTCCGCCTGCATCGGCGTAATCATATGTTCCAAGATAGTTATCAGTACGGTTTTTCATAGTGTAGCTCCAATATACTTTTCAACGGGTTTCAGTTCTATAAATTTACGACGAGCCTTTGAGAACTGCTTCATTGGCTTTTTAAATTCTACGTACGTTCCACCAGATATCTTATATCCGACCAATTGGTCTTGCTGGTTTAGGATGTATGTATGGTTAGGAGTGGCATCGTCCCACTTTGTGATTTCTTTGAAAGCTCTTAGTCCCATATTAATATCCCGAAGACATGTGTTCATAACATGCCATATGAGAACTATTTAATGGCTCACCACAAATACAATGTTGGGACTCCTCGATTGATGGAGCACCAACCATGGAACGAATTTGCTCTTCCGTGTATCGTTGCTCTCCGTCTCGGACTGATTGCTTTGCAAGTAAAGCCATATTAGCGTCAAATTTATTAAATCTCATATTATAATCCTGTCCAACGGTTATCATCCCACTTATCAAACCCATGTCGAGCATCGAATGGTGAGATTGCACCCCATTGACCCTTCTTCTGGTATCTGTAATTAGAAATCTCAACCTTCAACATGTTAGCCTTCTGCCAGTCTTTATTCTTCCGTGCCAATCTCAGATCTTCATTCAGATTATTCCAGATACGCTTATTCGCGGCTTTACGCTCATCTTTAATACTCTTCAAGTGAGCGCGATGAGATCTCCATTCATGCCATACATACATCATATTATAATACTCCTGTCCAACGGACGTTGCGGGGATCAAAATTAAACACATTACCACGAGCAAAGTTGGTAGCAGGTGCTTTCCAACTAGCTGCCATCAACATATCACCAACATAGAAAGGTTCGCCTGTTTTGTTGTCGATAGCTTTTTTAGGGGATTTTTTAACAATGAAGCCAGCAACAGACGCGCGGTCTGGAGTGGATTCATCTGCCATAATAATTTTAATATAGTTTCTACCCTCAGAAAGAGAATAGATTCGGTTAACATGGGTAAAACCTTGTTTACCATAGTCATCAGCCATGGCATCAATAAGAGCTTCGCAGTGAGTCATCAAGTCATTCATAATATATCTTCCTTATCAATTTATGGTACCATTATACCTCAATAAAGAACGTTTGTACACTAAAAAATGCGCTTTTTATAAACTATTTTGTTATATGTGACATAAATATCACACATTTTGGTTATAAGCGGGATCTTCGACCAGATACTTCCAATCCTTATAGACTTCACCCATTGCCAGCCCCACATCTCGCGGCTATGGGGCAACTGCATCCAATGGAAATACTTTATAGATTACATCAGCACAAACCTTTGCAATCTCCATATGTTCCTTTTGGGTACCATTGGCCATCCGCAGTTCACAGTAATGAACCCACGATCTAAGAGTACCGTTAACGTACATACGAGACTTGGTTAACCCTTCAGGTAATACTGCTCGAGCTTGTTCTTTTGCGATACCAGCATCGATTGCCCACTTGTACGCTTGCTTAGCTCGTTCAATAATAACCTCTTGGTATGATTCCCAGATATATCTAATCGATTCATCTTGGTCTGACAGATCAATAGAGTTCTGACGATTCTTTGTATCCTGCATACGAGCTTCACGAATCTCAAATGATAGGTCATCAGTAGGATCTGCATACCGTTGGCTAAACTCTTGGAAAGAGAATGATCTATGACGAAGGATCTGCCGAGCAATATCACGAGTAGTTTCAATCTCTAGGCAAACTGATACCATTTCCAGCGGTGACCAATGCTTATGCTTGATCAAGTAATTGACAAGTTTCTCTGCTGTCTCGGGGTTATTCTGATTAGATGGATTCGATACCCGAGCACAATAAGCCACCATCTGCAATAGATCATTATCTTTAATTGGAGATTCTTCACCTGGCGGCAATTGTGAATATGAGATAAGATTTACTTTCATGTTTAGTCTTTCCTTACAACAGATGTAATACCAATGCCAAGACCCGCCCATGCAAGCAGTTGTGCGAAATCTCCAAAGAGAATGATTGATGCACAAATACCCATGAACACGAGTCCATCATACGTTGATCTTTCGTTAAATCTTTCAATAAGCCAATTTTTCATAATATTTTCCTTTTAAATTTTAAAGTCTGAGAAGTCTTTTCTTTCGTTGTCGCCCCATGTGGCAATAGGGCCAGTATCTGGTGATGAGTCATTCATTATATTTTGTTGAGCTGATTCTTCAACATCATACAATTTCATACGAGATCTATCGATACCAAGGACAAATCGTTTTAAATGACCTACATCATTATATCGATTCTTTAACTGCTTGACCATGACTTGACCTAGTTCTTCCATTTCTTCAGTAGAAATAAGAGCGAACATTAAGTCAGCCGTAGCTGGTAGACCAAATGATTCTGAAGTATCAGTTAGAGAGACGTCACTATTATCATAACCACCACGAGTAGTTTGAGTTGCAGACATAATAGGAACATTAAACTCTACAGCTAAACCACGCAATTCTTCAGCAATTGCTTTAATATATGTATATGAATTGATAGAACCACCCATCGCTTTCATACGAGAAGACGAACAGATATTTAGATAATCAATAAAGATCATATCAGGTTCAAAGTTCTTCTTTAGCTTTAGTTCATTCAATAGAGCTCTAAAGTGAGCACTATTGGCAGCACCAGTAGGATATTCTTTTACAATCAATTTGCCAACACCGCTTTTGGCGATCTTAGCAATCTTACCTTCAAACACATTCTTAGGTAATGTTTCTAATTGTTGGATTGGTATATCCATTAGATTAGCATCGATACGTTCTGCGATCTTCTCTTCTGCCATTTCCATAGTAATGTATAAAACATTCTTGTTCTGTTGAAGAGTTGCAGCAGCCATATGACACATAAACAATGACTTACCAACACCAGTACCAGCAAGACAGATGTTCAGAGTCTTGTTAGGTAGACCACCTTTAGTAATCTTGTTAAAGTATTCAAGGTCAAAGGGAATACGATCTTCTTTGAGATTATAGAAGTCAAAACGCTTTTCGGAATCATCAATATAGTCATGACCAATTGCTTGATCAAAGTTTACACCAAGGGCTTCAGAAAGAATCTCAGGAATAGCATCATCTCTTAACTCTTTATGTGAACCATCAATGATTTGAATAGACTCCATGATTGCTGCATAGATTGATTTATCGCGACACCATTTCTCTGATTCCTTA